GAACGGTAGAATCTGCCCCGTCTTGACCATCATCACCTTTTGGACCCTGTGGACCCTGTGGACCCGGAACGGTAGAATCTGCCCCGTCTTGACCATCATCACCTTTTGGACCCTGTGGACCAGGATCGCCCTGGTCACCCTTTTCACCTTTAATCGGACCGATATTGTCCCAATTAATAGCACCAGAACCATTACCAGTAGATACTAATCCATCACCAATACGCACTGGTGGGTTATGTGTTAATTCTTCTGTAGTAGATATCCATAAATCACCAGCAACACCAGACATATTAATGATATTATCATAAGTATCTGAACCTTTTATTTCTACTGAAGTTCCATCTGCACCCGGTGGACCCTGTGGACCCTGTGGACCCGATTGTGGAGAAACCCACTCATAACCATCTTGTGTACTATTAGTAGCCATAACAAGACCAGAAGTTCCATATCCTAATTTGGTTTCTACTGATTTATCTGCATATGTTTTAATAGCAAACTCTGTTATAAGAGTATGCTCTTGATTACTACCAGATAATGTATAATCATTTGATATATAATTTATTGCTGGTTGTGGTGATGTTGCTGATGTATTAAATGTACCAATAACAAAACCATTTTTAATTTTAAATTCATTAGCCATAATTCATTCTCCTCATAGCTTATATTGTATTTTCTTAATTAGGACCTATAACATATGCCCCTGTGCCATTAACCCAATTTGTTCCATTGAAATAAATAGGATAACCTAAATCTGTGGAAAAATATCGTACTCCTGTAGCTGCATTGGACGGTCTTCCTGATGTTGGTCCTGATAATGGTGAAGTTGCTGGATTTGGTGTATATTCCCATTGATGTGATGAACTATTATATACTAACATATCACCATTATTAGGTATACTTCCTGTAATTATAGGATGACCAACAAGACTACCAGCATTCCACACAGCACTTAAATTAGTATGTCCACTATCTTTTATTAATGTTCCTGTAGTATTATCAAAAAGAGCAATGTTATTAATTACTGATGAACTAGGACCTTTAACATACCCATTATTATAAGATACGACCCAACCTTTAGTGACAGCACTATCATCTGTAGAAGAATTTATATCTGCGTTAGTTAATTGAGGTAATAATATTTCTTTACCATCATTTTTAACTTGAAATGCATTTAATTTCCCTGAACTATCACCAACACCAATTTCAAATATTGTATCAGAATTACCAATATTATATTTACCTATAGCTAATGAATAGTCTCCCTCAGCATGAGTATTATATCCCATACTATGTGACCCGACACCATTCGCCTCAGTAGCAAGACCTTCTGAATGTGAATAATCACCATCAGCTATAGTATTTCTTCCCTCAGAATGTGAGTGTGTACCAATAGTGTGTGTGTTTTCTCCTTCAGCATGAGAATATAACCCATCACTGATAGATTGATACCCCTCTGCATGTGAATAATTCCCGTTAGCCTCTGTTTCACGACCTTCTGCATGAGAATCTATACCGTTTGATTTAGTATTACTACCTTCTGCGTGTGATGATACACCACTTGCTTCTGTATGACTACCCTCTGCATGGCTATATTTCCCCTTAGTTTCTGAATAATTACCCTCAGCATGAGAATAATCAGCACCTATATTAGTAACAGTATATATTCCTTCCGTATGAGAACCCATAGCGTTTGCTACTGTAGAATCACCTTCAGCATGAGATGCATATGCTTTAGCTTTTGTTTGTGCACCTTCTGTGTGTGAATTATCTCCAGATGCATTTGTAGACTCACCATCAGAATGTGAATTATCACCTGTTGCTTCTGTATTAACACCTTCAGCATGAGCATGCTTTCCTGTAGCAACAGAAATATAACCATTTGCAAATGAATAATCTCCTGATGCTATAGTAGATAAACCAAATGCTGTAGAATGACTTCCTGTTGCACCATAATTCGTTGATGGTGATGTGTGTGAACTGAAATCTAAAGCACCTTCACCAATATCACCTTTATTATTTCTATCATCAGTTATTAACCAATAACCATCACCGTTACCTTCATCACCTTTAACTAAATTATTTAATGCAGATGTACCTAGTTTATCAAGAAGTACCCACTCTTTGGTTGTTAGAATTTTATCTGTCGCCGATGTAACAGTATTGATATCAGATATACTACATTCAGGAGAATACACACCACCATCAGACCCAATACGCATAACTACGTTGGTATTGTCTGCAACAATTAATTTATCACCAGTACCACTAGCTTTACCAGACAATAAAATACCACCGAAATCATCAGACACGTCATTGATATCACTAATCACTACAGTAGAACCAACTTTGAATCTATTAGATGTTTTTATTGAGTCTGATGCATAAATAGAGCCTTTTGTTGCTATCGCATCATTATATATATTACCAGAATCATCGGAAATAGAAAGATTTGAATGCCCATTATACCCAAAATACACACCAGTAGGAATAGAAATATTATATTGTTTATAAGCTATTATAGCATTATAATTGGTAGGATCATCGTCAGAAGACACAATCCATGTATTAGCATCAAGCATATATACATAATAACTATTATTATTAACCCATTTATTAGAACCGGGGCTTGTCTCTGTATATACTACATTAGCGTTTGGATTATCAGAACCAACAATCTCTATATCACCACTAATAGTAACCTCAGATTCAACATTAAGCTGACCACCTAAATCAACTCCACCTTGAACTCCGATATCAACTTGATCATACTCCATAGTAGGAAACAATCTAGTATTCCCACTTATAGAAACTCCAGAGGTCCAATATCCCGTAGGCACACCAGATAATGCATTTATGAGCGTATCATATTGGATATAATCTGTACCAGATGTCGGTGTATATACAACACGACCACGCAAATTTCTATTAATAGATATACGCTCATTAGGTTCATCGAATAACACATACGCTTCTTGCCCAGCACGTCTCATTGTAACACCAGGATATCCGCCACCATTACCATCAGTAATAGTAACATTAACTCCAGTTGATGTACCAACGACAATATCATCTTCAGTAATACGACCAACATTAGTTACTGCACTTAAAGGTGGTATAGCTATAGATACATATTCTAATGAATTTTCTGTTGTATTTACAGCAACGAATTTACCAGCACTACCAACTTTATTAATTGGAGTATCACTTAATTCGTCAAAAGTACTAGCACCCCTGAACAGTAATTCTACATAAATTTCATCTTTATCATTAAATACACCGGAGTTTGATAAAGGAGACACAGCAAATTCAGCAATATCACCATTCCAACTCACACCAGCACTAATAACTTTATAATTTGCAAATTGTATACCATTATTAATAAAAATTAAATCCGATTTAATTATAGCATTTAACCCATCACTTCGATCTAAACCGTTATTATCATATTTATTAATATATATATGATCAACATTAGTATGAATAATACTATTTGTATTAAATTCACCATTAGATATAGTAACAGTAGGTAATCTATAAATATATGGAGCATTAGTATTACTATCTTTTGGTGGGGTAAATACTAAACCATTTTCAGTATTATTAACATTAACAGTATATCCACCATAACCACTATAGGTTATATTATCAGTATCAGTCAAATTCAAATATGATGTTTTATGTGGATTATCTGTAGCGGATATATGATTATTTAAATCCGCACTAACATTATATATATTTGTTGTATTATTATCGACAGAAGCACTTAAACTATTAATAGCACTAACTGGAGCATAATTAGTTAACATAGTATCTATATCTATACTATTATAATAATCAGAAGAATTGAAAATATTACTATATACCCAAACACCAGTAGATCTCATATAAGTACCAGCAGATGTTACATCAGTAACACCTATACCAGAAGTACCAGATACAGAAGTCCATTCGTAATCATAATCATTATTACTTTTCTTAGTTAACACTTCACCAGTAGAACCACCAGAAGCAACCAAACCGGTCCCATTGTTAGCTAAATCGATTAAGAAATTATAATTAGTATAATCTAAGTGATAGTATTCATCACCAGCACTAGTACCACCCTGCAACCCACTTAAATCATTGTGATTGCTAATGTTACTTGTATTATTTATTATATAATCTAATTCAGTTATAGCATTTTGGTATGTAGTAGCTGTTAAACTTGTCCCAGAATTACTATAGTGTATCACATCTAAATATTCAGTATTTTTTGTTTCACCGTTTGATATATCAACAACAACAAATAAATCATGATCAGCTATTGGTTGTAATCTACCAAGTTGAGATATTTTTGTTCCTGATATTGGTGGTTGCGTATTATCGCAAGGATCATCACATGACATATCATACCAACCTTATTGTATATTTCTATTAATTTATATAACTATTTATATTAATTATAGTTTTACCAGTTACCGAATGGATCATCATTAGGTTTCTCTGTTGGTGCTGGTTTATATACAATATCTGGTTTTTCAATATCAACATCATCACGAATATCAAATATATCTTTAATATTCGTCACTTCAGCTATATCACTAGCCGAAGTATCATTAGTAAAATCTATATATTCATCTTTCATAGGTTTAACAACAACTTCCCAAACATGCTGAGTAGACTGGAAAAACATCCCAGTATCTTCAGCAACTTCGGTGATTTCATAAAAATAATTATCAAAATCTGATTTTATTATATCTCCTATTTGTGGTCTCTGATAAGGCACATGATTTGCGTCTTTAGATACTTCAGCAAAGTGCCGTTTTGATATATAAAGAGTTAATTCATTTATACCCTCAATACCAAATTTAGACCACATCTTATCTTCTTTTTGTAGTGTGTAATACGACATACATTCGAAATGACGCTCATATCGTCTATTATTATCTTCCCCGAATATTCTATCATACTTCTTATCATAACTAACGATGTAGTACTCCATACACACACCATACTTATTATAAAACTCATTAATTAAAATACTCATGAGGTCACGTTCACTCTGATAGTTATCTCCACCCATATCAAAGAATTTATTCTTACCTGTGCTAAAATGGCTAAAATTACTCATAATACCCCCTACCAATTACCAAACGGATCATCATTAGGACGTTCAGTTGGATCTGGTTTATATATAACATCAGGTTTCTCTATATCAACATCATCACGAACATCAAATAAATCAGAAACTTCATAATATTTTGCAATTGGTGATGCTGACATGGCAGGAGATGTATTAATAGTACTCTCTATTTTATGAGGTTTAACTATAAGTTCCCAAGAATACTTTTTAGATAGGAAAAACATAGGATCGTCTTCTTTTACTTCAACAATCTCATATAATTTAGAATCAAATATAGTTTGAATTATATCTCCTATTTGTGGATGATAATCGTTAGTGGTAGCCTTAAAATGTAATTTAGATATAACTACAGAAAAATTATTCATACCCTCAATACCAAACTTAGACCAAACTTTATCTTCCTTTGGTAGCGGAAAGAATGACATGACTTGCCAATAATCGGTAATCAATCTACCATGATCTTCACCCCAAATTCTATCAAACTTAGCGTCGTATGTAGTTTTATAAAAATTCAACTCAACACCAAACATATTATATACTTCCATTTGAAGATGTTGAAATAACTCCCTATCACCCTCAAATTGATTACTACATATATTACCAAACCGTTTACTTGGTCTAGCATCATAATGTAAGTAATTAAACGCATCACCAGTACATATAACGTGATGACCACTAGAAGTAGGAGCTTTTAAACTAAATATGCTCGTATTATGTTGAAATATCATATCACCTCAATTAACGATTACACGAAGTATCTTGCTCTATTGGGTTTGTTGGTGTATTCTGTTCTGCCCACATCAATCCATTATCATCAATCTTAATTTGAAAGTCAGCACCATCATTAACAGTTTTATCCTCACCAAAATCAAATATATAAACCAAGTGATTACTATTAGACTCATTATAAATCACACCATATCTAATAGGACCCAATTGACCACCAGATACAGTAAACCCAGTATTATCTATATCATATTTAATATAGATCTGTTTATCCGGGTTTTCTACACTCTTTCCGTATACAGGCATACCACCAGCAGGATAACCATAAATAGGGGCTATTTCATAGGCAGAAAGATCATTAAACGAATCAGTATATCTTAGATTACACTCATCGAAAGTTCCACTAAGTAAAGCTAACTTCATAGTATCATTAACAAAGTCGGACCGTTTAAGAGCCTGGTCATACTCAAAAATTTTAGGAATTATATCCATATATTATCTCCAATATTATTTAATGTTAAGGAATCCCTCAGACAACTTAATAGTATACACACCATTGTTTGAGGATACCCTCTCACCAAAATCAATAGCATTAATGAGAGTGCCATCATAATTATGGCTACCATCTGGGTTCACAGACCCCTCATCATTTTTAAAAATAACAGCACCATAAGCATCTATAGTCGATATCTGATAATTTACATCAGCAGCTTTAACTATAGTATGAGTGAATCCATTCACATCAACATTATCAACAGTAACACCAAGTAATGGTCTTATTTCATACCCACTATTATTAAGAGACGAACCAGAAGCGTTAATTTCATTATCACTAATATCACTCCATCTCTTACTATTACTAAGAGATCCGTTGGTGAAATCCATAAATACTTCTTCATTAACTAACGCTAAATAGAATGTATTGTCTGGGACTTCAAATACGATCTGACCCTTAGCTACTAAATTTTTTATATCATCAAAAACATAACTACTCATTACATTCCCCTTTTACATTAACAATGCGTTTGCTCTATCAGACGTATTTGATAAATCAAGATCTGATACAGACAACTGCGTTGGTTCTTCTATATTATTATTATTACCATACACCAAAGTAGGCTCTTCATATGAAGTATCTTCAAATAGAGGATCATCTAACAATAGACTAGCATGCTCAAAAACACCACTACCTTGTGGTGTTGATGGTGACTCATGTTTAATCGCTTGTGTTGATTGTTTAGTATGAGACTCTATCTCATATACATCACCCAATACATACGACACGACCTCATTAATTATAGTATCATTTAAACCAACCAAATTAAGTTTTTCTTTAATTCTATATTCAATATCAGAAATACTCGATGATTTAACCTCATGATGAGATTCCTTAATTTGTCTTTTTTTACGTTTAACTTTTTTACTCTTTTTTTTAATAGGTTTAGGTTCTTTGATAGATTCGATATATTCTTCCTTAATAATCTCATCATCTACACGAACTTCTGACTCATTTAAAAAATCCATAAAACTCATATAACCCTCTTATTCGTAAATAAATCTATTTGCCTGACTAACTAAAACATCAGAATATGAGTAACTATCAGTTATAGGCTCCTCTTCAACAGGTTCCTCTTCGTCACCGATACCCAATTCATCACCAAGTTCTTCATCCTCAGCAGAAACAGGCTCCTCTTCAACAGGCTCCTCTTTTGGTCCAAGGTCTTCCGTACCTTCTTCATCAGACATAACACCCATATCATCTATAATAGTAGAAACACTATCCATAAATCTACTAAAAAAATCTTTAGCTTTAGGTTCATCTGACATTATCAGTTTATTGAATAAATCAGACAATTGCTGTTTACTTTCTTTATTATCAAAATCACTATCAGTATTAAAAGCTGATATAGTCTGTAATAGTTCGATAATATTACTATCTGGTTTACCCATATATTACTTCCTTGAAATTAAGATATTAAACTTATATTTACCTTGAGTATTTTCATCGAGATCAAATTTGAACTTCATACCCTTTGGGATTGACGATTTAACTTGTTTTTTAAAATCTTCGATGGCTTCTAAAGATGCTGGATCTTTTTCTTTAGTGACACCAGCAATATTAATACTACCTGTATTCACATTAATCGCTGGAGCAATAGATTGTATCTGATGATACACCTTTTTTGTTTCTAGTATTTTATTAAGACTAAAATAAATATCATATAGATCTTTATTCTTCATTATATCATCTTCTTTAGACATAAGATCTTTATACACTGAATCATCATAACCGTCAACGCCAAGAATATCAGATTTAACTTTAGCCTCCGTTAAGATGCCCTCAAATAATTTATTATCAAACTCCATTATATTCTCCTACACTTAAAATATATATTATACACGTATTTATATAAATTAAAACTGATCGTTATAATTCATCTATTGTTTTATGCCTATTGATGTAAGGGAACTCCTGCTTATCGTAATATGCCAATCTCTTATAGAAATGACGTATAGCATAATTTGGTAATCGATGACCATATTCATCCACATAATGCATATCATCTATTAAATCCCACACAATAACACGACTCTTTGTTTTATGCAAACGCAACCCACGACCAATACTTTGTAATACCTTAATTTTTGATTTATAAAAAGAAGCAAAAATAACACTATGCAACTTAGGTATATTAATACCAGTAGACATAGTTCCGTATGTTGCTATTAAAATAGCACCGTCGTATTCTTCCATATTAGTCCTAATAGCTTCTCTCTTTTCAGCAGGAATACCACCATGTATAACAAAAAGAGGTCTATTGGGGAATGTTTCAGTGATATATTCAACCATAGAATCTAAATGATCTAATTTATGACATAACACTAATACATTATGATCTTCATTGATATTTCCTATGATGTACCGCAATACATTATTACGCTTTGGGTTTTTTGTTATAACAGAAACCTCATCAGCATATGTTTTCCCAGCAATCTTATCAATCTCATCTTGATTGTGTTTAAGAAACAAATTAACAATTGTTATGTTTGATAGAAATCCACGCTCAATTAACGTCTTACTTTCAAGAGAATATATCTTATGACCTAAATATCCATAGATATTAAAAATATCAGCAGTATCTTCGGGTAATGTACCAGTGAACCCCAATCTATAAGACGCATTAACACACTTACTAAGGACCGACTGTATACTAGCAGATTTAGCACCATGAGTTTCATCAACCAACACTGCACCAAAATCACTAAAGAAGTCCGAACCTCGTTTATATATAGATTGCCATGTTGATATTAACACAGGTCTAGTCTTATCATAAAATACACTCTTACCATATAACAATGATATATCTGTTGAGGCAGTACCCCAACCATATTTTTTAAAATCATCATACATCTGAGTAACTAAACCTATATTAGGAACCACTAAAAGTATCTTAGAATCAATATCCTCTAATATAAATCGAATGACTGTATATATCAAAATCGATTTACCACTACCTGTTGCCGACTCAACAACCCCACGTTTATTCCGTAGTGCAGCATAGACAGCATCTTTTTGGTAATCCCGTAGTGTGATATCAGACATACTAAATAGGACATCATAGAACCCCTCAAGATCTTCTTTAGATATATCATTCTTTAACTCAAATTCATTGAAAGTTAGCTGTATTTTATAATTATACTGCTCTAAGAATGGTTTTAAAAACCTAAGAAGACCTATAGGGAGTAAATGATCAGATCTATTAAAGAAACTAATCTTACCGTTCCATATACCAGCTTTAAACTTCGGATTATGTCTATAGTCAGCCGCATAACATGTAAAAAACTCAGCCAATTCATACGACTGATCTTCACCACAAAAAATCTTGAAGTGAATATTATCAATTATGCTTACTACTATAACATCATTCATCTAATACCCTTTTTTGAATTTACTAAATTCTATATACTGATTGACCATATAACTCATTTGTTTGAAATTATCTAAAGTCTTCTCGAAAAAATCAACGATAACAACTTGATTATCATATAACTCCCGAAGTATACAGTATTCATCATCACCTAAGACATATAATTCAATTTCTTTATTACTATCTAATCTAAAATCACCATGAAATTTATATTTATGATATAACTTCTTATATGAAGCCTTCATATCATTATTTATATTTTTTAATATTTTCAACTGTGAGTTATATATATAGTTATATTTTGAATATAGTTTTGGTATAGACATCGATATATTTTGAATATTCTCCTTAGTAACAGTAGTATCTTTAACTGCCTGGCGTTTTAATTGTTCAAACTTCTCTTCAGTTAAATACGTATTTTCAATAGGCATCAGATCCTCCATCATTGCATAAATTCAACATCTTTTTGCGTAAATATATAGTTCTCATTCGATATAAATAAATATGTATACTAAAATCAACAACGCCATCATTCAACACCATCATGTTATTATACATTATAGTATCTATGGGTATGTTGCCTACATTTTCATCAGGTTTGTGCTCTGCAAGAGCATCTTCATCTATGAGCAAGCAAGTATACTGTATACCATCTATTCTCTTCCTTATTTTATCTACAACTATACCAGCATCAACCAATACATCAATTATATAACTAACTGTTAATTTTGACATTATACGCTTTGGTATAAATTTCTTCATAGATGCTATTATGCTTGGTATATGTGATATCTTATATAAATTTCCATCTATATGTTTTGAAGTAGTAAATTCATTAATTATATAAGACTTGTAGTCAAATACACCATTAAACCGGATAAATTTACGGATAATACCACTAGTCACAGAAGTGGTTATAAAATCACGATGAACCCCCATAACCATAGAAGCCACATCAATAATCTCAGTCAATGTAACTTTTCTATAAAACACACCATTAGGTTTAATAGTCTCTAATAGAAAAGTTCTAGCTGACGTTGAATTATCATAACCATATATTTTATAACTATATCCATAAACATCATCACATAAAATAGTAACAATCTCCCGATATATATCATGTTTAGCTCTAACTCCAATATCATGTTTAGTTTTATAAAAATAAATAAAATATAATTTATGGTCAAACCCTAATTTAGCTGATATTTTAATTAAAGTATCTATACCTAAAGTGTAATTATTTCTAGTATCAATACTATTATATTGGTACATTATGGTTTCGTTTGTATCATTTGGATGGTCGACACTTAACGTATTAAATAACAACAACCCATCATCATAACCAAACACAGTATTCAACGAAAATCCTAAAGATATCCAATCTAATCTACTAATTTTAGTAAAGTTATGTTTTTTATTTATATTATTTAAAAACACTACTATTTTAGAAGCATAAATATATTTCTCATTATCAGACATAGTATCAAATGCTATATGATACTTCGATTTCTCTAACGAAGATGGATATACAGCCTTATATTTTTTCTTAGTTGTTTTCTTTGTTTTTGGTGGTGATACAAATAAATCAACATAGGTAGATGGTATATTTTTTATGGAAAAATAATCAACAGAATTATTATTATATACCTCAAATCTATCATAATTTAACGTACCACTCTCTCTACTAGGAAATATAAGTCTAGCAGCATCACGTACTTGATAATCGCAATATATATTCTCATTTTTTAATTCAGAAAATATATAACTGTAAGTTCTTCTTAAATCTTTAATTGATGTTACAGGCTCTTTTAATATCATTGCAACATGAAAACAATCCACTTCATCCGGTATATGTGATTTAGACGTATATAAAAACCAATTATACTTATCAGCAAACTGAGAATTAATAAACTCAGTAATAGTAGAATCTGAATGATCGCCTTTATTATCAAAATCCAATATGATAGCTGATGCTGAAATAAACGTATCTTCAGATCGTACATTATCTGTATATCTATAAAAACTATGGACATTAGTCATAACTAACTCTGTTAGTCTATTAATACCACTTTCTGTTGATATATCGATTTTCTCCGTATAATCATACGTAGTTACATTAGGATAATAATTATTATATCTATTGTTGAACTCTTTAACTGAAACATCTATTGTCTTACTAATCACAGAATCATTCACACCTCTCTATAAACATACACCATAATAATATACTAAAACTACAATTTTGTCAACTTATTTTTTATACTTATATAAAATTCTTATACAAAAACCCCAAAACCCCATTGACTTTATAATAAATTATAGTATACTTAATATAGTATTATAGTATATTCTTAAAGTGGAACGGGATTCTAATGCACACGAAGGTGTGGGAAGGGCTTAAACAGTAATGAAAGTAATATTCGAGAAGGTTATATTAAAAAACCTACTTTCTTTCGGAAATAAAGAAACTACAATAGTTTTTGATGAAGGATTAACTCTTATGACTGGACCTAATGGTTCAGGGAAATCATCATCTTTATTAGATGCTATATCATTTGCGATATATGACAAGCCATACCGTAAAATAAATAAAGCAGATCTCATCAATAGAACTAATAAAAAAAATATGATGGTTGATTTATATTTTTCTATTAATGATATACCATATCAGATTAAACGAGGTATGAAAAATAAAGATGTTGATTTGGAATTTTATATTGATGGTAAAAAACAGCAATTATTATCATCTAAAGCATTAACACAAGATGAACTTATTAATAAAATTGGGATCGATTATAAATTATTTAAACAGATAATTTCATTATCAATCAACCACAATAAATCATTTTTAACTTTATCTGCTAGTGAAAAGAGAGATTTATTAGAGAAGTTTTTTAATGTTGATGTGTTAGCTACAATGGCTAAAGAAGCGAAACAAGAGTTGAAAACTTTAAATGTTAAATTAGAAATAAGTTCTAATAATATTTCAACCTTAGCTAAATTTTTATCAGAAGAAAAGCTACGTATTAAAAAATTAACTAAATCAAAGAAAAGTTTTGATACCGATAAAACTGCTATTATTTCTGATCTTGAAGATAAGTTGATTACCGCTGAGGGTGAATTATCTGATTTAGCATCATCTGGGAAAAAATTACAAAAACAATCAGCAGCATTTGCTGTGGTGGATATTAATGACATACGAACACGAAAACAGGAATTACTTACTGAACAAGCAGTTTTGGAATCTACAAAAACCTCAGCTGAGAAAACTATAACATATCTAAATAGTAACGATATATGTCCAATGTGTAAATCTGAATTGAATGACGATCATAAGAAATCTGAGTTGAGTGTTCAAAATAATATAGTATCTACTTGTACTAGTGATATACTATCTATAGAAAATAAATTAATATTGATTGAAGATGAGTTATCTTCAGCGGTAGAAGATTCTTCAAAATTATCTGATTTAAAATTTTCTATTAGAGAATTGAAAAATAAGTATAAGATCAAAGAAGTTGAAATTACGAATTTGAAAAAAATGATATCTGATAAAAGAGATGAGACCTTTGTTATTGATATAGACGAGATGAAAGATCATTATAAAGAGAAATTTAATGAGCATAAATCGGCTGTGATTGAGCATGAGTCTATATCATCATTAATATCAAAATATAATATAATGAAAGATATGCTGTCTGATTCTGGTATTAAATCTTATATATTTGATCAGTTAATACCAATACTCAATAAGAATATTAATGATTATTTAACTACGTTTGATTTACCAATATATATAGAATTTGATAATAAAATGAATGATAGTATTAAAACTATTAAGGATTTTAAACAATCAGTCTCTTATTACAGTTTTAGTGAAGGTGAAAAGAAAAAAATAGATATGTCTATTTTATTATCATTCATTGATGTTACTAAGAAAATAGCCAATTGGAATTGTAATTTGTTAATTATTGATGAATTATTAGATAGTTCTATTGACGATGATGGGTTGGAGCATTTATTACAAAGTTTACATACTATGTTTGAAGGGTCTCCAGATTTAGGAGTATACATCATATCACATAGAGTTAAAGCCGAATATAAGAATTATTTTAATAACACAATACAAGTCGGAATAAACCCCAATGGGTTTTCTGAATTAATATTTAAATAGGGGAGCCTTATGAGCATGTACATAGACAAGAAAAAATTTCATAATCTATTAAAGGAATATGATAAGACAGGATCAAAAAAAGCGTATGAAGAAATCGGAAAGTATTTTATCATGATCGCTGAGAATTTTTTAAATAAACCTAGTTATATAAACTACTCTAAAGATTGGAAGGATGGTATGATATCAGAATCATTGTATGATATGGTCAGATATATACATAACTATGATATTGAGAAAGTTGAACGTATTGAGCGTGAAACAGGAGAATTACCTAACCCATTTGCGTATTTCTCGCAATATGCTTTTAATGGAACATCTAGGTTTTTAGGTGTGCGTAGTAAAGATAAAGAAGTATTAGTTAGATTATCATTTATCGAGAATATGGAATAATATGAGCAATAAAGTTGGAATAATTTCAGATATACATTTTGGTGTCAATAAGAATTCAGAGATGTTTTTACTGAGTGGGCTAAAGTTCTTTAAAGATCAATTTGTCCCATATTTAAAAGAAAATGGCATTTCAACCGTTCTCGTTTTAGGTGATATATTTGATAATAGAAATACTATCAATGTTAGAATCAGCGACGAAGTGTATATGTTTTTCAGTGAAGTGTTAAAAGATTTTAATGTTACTATACTTATAGGGAACCATGATATATATTATAAATCAACTACTGAAGTACACTCTTTAAAAGCATTAAATCATTTAACTAATGTTACTGTGATTAATGATATTATGATTTATGATGTATGTGGAGTTGACTGTTTATTTTGTCCCTGGGTTGTTGATTATGAAGATGAACTATTTTTAGATATGATGAAAAATACCGATGTTGATTTATTATTTGGTCATTTTGATATAGTTGGTTTTGCTTTAAATGCCACAACCACTAGTGTTGATGGAGTATCTCCTAGCTTATTTTCTAATTTTAGTAAAGTGTTTAGTGGTCATTATCATACACCAAGTTCTAAAATCGTCAATGGTACTGAGATTGTATATATCGGTAGCCCATATCAGATGAATCGTAATGATATTAATGAAGATAAAGGATTTATAATTCTTGATGTTGAAACTATGGAATATGAGAGAATTACTAACACCGAATCAGTTAAATTCGTGAAGGTGTATTATCCTGATATGCCAACTAAGGATGAAATTGAAGGTAATATAGTAGATATACATATAAACATTAATAAAAACCAATTATCAAATAATGACATAGATTCTTTTATATCTACTATTGATGCTATGGGTCCTGTTGAGAAATCAAGACCAATAATGAATGTAGTATCTGATGATGTTGACATACGAGATGTTCTCGATGGTGGTGTTTATGATATACCAGACCTATTGGAATTATATATAAATGAGAATGAAACCATACCTGAAGATGAAAAATCTGAAATATTATTATTAACAATGTCTATGTACGACCGCATAAACAATTAGGAGAAATTAATGAATACATTACCGACCTCAGACCTTGATAGCTTTAAACAACAATTAGGTGCACCGAATACTAAATTTTCAGATGTAGCATCAACTCCACCACCAAAACCAATTCCAGAAAAAAAGAATATTGTATTAGCTTATAATAGTGATTATACTGGATGTGGTCATATACGCACCATTTTTCCGTTAAGTTATATGAATTCTATTTTTGGTAAACGTGGAGATTTACAAATTTTAGTATCTCCATTTATGATATTTCAACCAGATGTTCTACGTAGAACTAGAACTATATTGTTTCAACGCACTATGGGTGGAAATACTACAGAAATTATACAATATTATAAGAAATTGCAAAAAGAGTACGGATTTAAGATGGTGTATGATATTGACGATTTCATTTGGAAGGGTGATGCTGAAGGTGAATGTATCCCGGATTATAACTTTGGGTCTAATAATATAACTGAAGCAGTGCGAAAAAGTTCTATTGATAATATGCTTCTAATGGATACTGTTTGTGTTACTTCACCTTTCTTAAAGGATTATATAGCTAAATTAGGTATTGATCGACAAAAAATTGAAATTGTTCAAAATACTCTACCTCAATTCTTTTGGGGTACAGAGCAAAAAGCTCCAATCACCGAGAAGATCAAAAAACCAAAAATATTATGGTCTGCTAGTCCAACTCACTGGGATAATGAAAACAAATTATATGGTGATATGGATAATGCATGGCGTGAGTGGATTATTGAATCTGTTAATGCTGATAAAATTGATTTCGTTCAAATGGGAGGATTGCCTTGGTTCTTTGAAGAGATTAAAGATAAAATTACTATATTAGATTGGGTCCCTTCGTATCATTATCATTTGGCTGTTAAAGGGGTTGGTGCTGATTTTGGTATATCTCCATTAGTACCTAACTATTTTAATTACTCTAAGAGTCCTATTAAATATCAAGAGTATTGTGTTGCTGGTATTGTTGGTATCGGTACTGTATTTTCTAATGGTAATATGTCTCCATATGATGATGCTAAAGTTGTAGTTAAAGATACCGTAACTAAAGAAGAAATAACTAAACTAATTGATTCTTTATGTGAACCTGACACTTATAATAAAATAATCCAAGATCAGTATAAACAAGTAATAGATGAGGATTGGATTACTGAAAGTGCTGGATATATTAATAAAATGACAAGTATATTATAAAATCACTTGACATAATCATAAACATGGTGTATATTTATTTAAGTATATGCCATGTTTTTTATTTAGGAGTATAAATGAAGGTTCACCCAGAAGCAAAAGTGTTATCAATATCTCATAACGATTTAGATGGTGTTGGTGCTCAAATAGTACTAGGTGCTATTTTTAAAAATATACAATATATCAATGTATCATATAAAGAAATTGATGATGCCTTAGTGAATTTAGATGAAACTAAGTATGATTTTATATTTGTTACTGATATTTCACCATCAGTTAAAGAGTTATTATATAGATTTGATAATCTGATGTTGATCGATCACCACCAAAACTTAGAGAACGACCCCTCACATAACATCCATATCAATCATAAGTATTCTGGTACTTATTTGACTTGGAAATATTTAATTCATAAGTATGGAGACTCTGTTCTAGGTAGATATGAGAAGTTGGTGACGCTAATAAATGATTATGATATGTGGATTTTAAAGTATAAAGCTAGTAAAGCATTAAACGATCTATATACAAATTATCATGCTGATAAGTTTAGACGAAGATTTCGTAGTGGTAAACTTAAATTAAAAGAATCTGAAAAAGAGTATCTACAGCGTATAGAAGATTCGTTTAATAAGAAATATAATGAACTAGAGATATTTGATTTTGATAATATAAATGCCTGTTATTTTTTATCAGATAGTCTTGTTAATGAGTTATCTCATAAACTTCTTCATGATAAAGGTTATGATTTTGTGTTTTTCAACACTATGTATTCGTATAAATTATCAATTCGCCATAAGATTCCAGATTTTAATATGGGTGCTATTCTTAAAGAATTAGGTTGGGGTGGTGGACATAAACAAGCTTGTGGTATTGATGGGTCTACTGCTGAGGAGTTAAATGATAATTTAAATAAAATAGAAGAATTATTATACGATAAATTACCTGAAATACGAAAGAACTGAAATGAACGGATTCAAAAATATACACTACGATAACTCTCATAATAGAATATATTTATGGGAGAATGGTGAAGATGGTAAGACTAATAGATTTAAAGATACTCCTGAAATTGAATATTATGTCACTGATAAATCAAACACGTCTAAGATTAAAGATATATGGGGGAATTCTGTAGTAAAAAAGACTGCTAAAAATACATATACTTTACGAAAAACATTAGAATCTGATGACATCGTTACATGTGAAGCAAAACTTCAACAAGATATGAAATTTCTTCAAAAGAGATATGGTGATAAAGATTTAACATATGATATGGATGATTTTCAGATATGTACTATAGATATTGAATTAGCAGTTGGTGACAAACCTAAACCATTCGCTGAGATGGTAGAGGATTGTGATACTCCTATTAATCTAATAACGGTACATTTTTCTAAAGATGATAGTGTTCATACATTTGGTACAACAGAATATACTGGAAATTCTGATACAGTAGGAACTTATCATTATATACCAGATGAATCTATGATGCTCACTAAATTCATTAAGATGTTTAGACGTAAAAAAGTAGATATCATCACTGGTTGGAATAGTAGATTCTTTGATATTAGATATATTGTAGATAGATGTCGTATGTTAGATGTTACCGTATCATTGTCTCCGCTAAATAAAGAGATAGAATCTAAGATGCGTGATAACTTTGGTGGTACTATTAAATATTATAAGATTCCTGGTGTAGCTCAGTTAGATAGCCAAGAGTTATATAAAAAATTTACATTTATTAAAGAGGTTAATTATAAATTAAATTATATCGGTAATAAGGTTACAGGTGAAGGTAAATTAGATCTGGATGGATCGGTAACTCAAATTTATAAGACTAATTGGAATCAATTTGTTGAGTATAACATACAAGACGTAATGCTCGTTAAAAAGATAAATGATACTAAAAAGTTTATTGATTTGACTGTTAATATATGCTATCAGTCATTAATACCTTTTGAAAGTATTTTTTCATCAATTCCTGTTATTACTGGTTATATTGTTAGATACCTACATAAGTTTGGGTTAGTTATGCCCGACTCTAAAGGTGGTGAGAAAGAATCTTATCCAGGTGCTTATGTTAAATCTATGCGAGGTATGTATAAATACTTAGTTTCGTATGACTTTGAAAGTCTATACCCTACTATTATGCGTATGTTTAATATCAGCCCAGAAACATTAGTATTTAACCCTACTGAAGAACAGTTACGTACTATGGATTTGATAAAAACTCCAGCATCTACTATGTATGAATGTGAGACTCCTAAAGGTGAGTTTAAAGTTTCTGGTATATATTATGATAAATCTAAAAGAGGAATTCTTCCTCAAATTGTAGAGACTATCTTTAATGAACGTAAATACTTTAAACAGAAGATGAAGATTGCTAAAGGTATTAGTAAAGGATTCACTCAGGAACATATAGCAAAAGACACTCATATGTCTATTGAATTGGTTAATAAGTTATATGATGAAGTTATGGAAGAGGGTTTTGATGCTGATTATTATGACTCTCAACAGCACATCAGAAAAATTTTGATCAACTCAATATATGGGGTTCTTGGTAATAGACACTTCGCATTTTATAATATCAAGAATGCTATGGCTATTACTATTGCTGGTCGTGATGTTATTCAATATGTAACGGATAGCGTTAATGATTATTTCATTAACTATTGGCATAAACACGCTCACAGATATCTTCCTGAATTAAAAGGGGTTGATATTAAACCTATGAGTAAGGATTCTGTTCCTGTTGTTGATACTGATTCTAACTATATATGTTTAGATGAATTATTATCTAATATGAACATTACATTTGAAACCAATGAAGAATATAGATTATGGGTTGATAGATTTGATCAATTGTTCTTAACTCCATTCTTTAAGAAGATTTTAGCTATATATGCTAAAAAATATAATGCTGATAATCTTCATAACTTTAAAAGGGAAAAGATTATTATTCGTAAGTTAGTGTCACAGAAAAAACGATATGCTGATATTGTGATTGAAAATGAAGGTGATGTGTATGAAACTCCTAAATTGTCAATTACAGGTCTTGATATTGTTAAGTCGTCAACTCCTATGTTTTGTCGTACTAATCTTAAAGATGCATTATATTATATGATGATGACTTCTGACAGAGACAAAACCACGGATATACTTCGTGATATATATGAAGAATTTAAGGCATCTGATATTGAGCAAATTTCATCTCCTCGTAGAGTGAATAACTACACTAAGTATGCAGAATCATTAGATTATTATGAAACTAATGGTGTGTTTATTAAAAAAGGAACACCTCAGCATGTAAAATCTTCTATATACTATAACCATGTAGTTAATATTAAAAAGATAAAAGGTCAATCTTTTATTGAAAATGGTAATGACATAAAATATATTTATGTTAATCCCGATAATATAGTTAGGTCACCGACCATAGCATTTTCCGGGAAATACCCAGAGGAGTTTAAGAGTATATTTAATATTGATTATAATGCTCAATGGAATAAAACTTTTCTTAATACCATGAATGATTTTTTCGACATTATGGGTTGGGGTAAGGTGACATTAGAAAAAAATAATTTAGATGATTTTATAACATTTTAAGGTAAGGGACCATTATGAGTAAACAAAATATCTATGATATGATATTAAAAGACAAGGGGGAGAAGGGGAGAAAACCTCTTCTCGACTCTCTATATGATTTTGACAATGATGCTGTTGAATTCCTAACAACAAATTCAATCGCACTCAATTTATTGTTTAGTGGTAAAGTTCGTGGTGGGATTCCTATGGGTCATATGAGTATGATTTCAGCACCATCCCAGTTGGGTAAATCTATTATAGGTGCTAATATCATCAAGAATGCTCAAAAAAAGGATATGAATGTTGTTGTTATTGATACTGAACGGGCATTTAAAAAGTCTTTAGCTAAGGCTCTAAATATTGACACGTCACCTGATAAACTCCAAGTGTTTCGTACAAGTGATATGTTCCGTATAGAAGAGATTATAGCTTCTATCACTGATAAAATCCCTGAGAGTGAACGTAAAAATACTTTATTTGTTCTTGATAGTTGGGGTACGTTAGTTACTACTAGAACAAAAACTAATGCGTTAAAAGGTAATGATGTTATGGATATGAGCGAACCTAAGATGAAAAACAGATTGGCTAATATCATTCTAAATAGCGGAGCTACATTTTTTATTGTTAATCATGTATATGATAACACTGGTGGTTTTGGTGATCCATTAAATATACCAGGAGGTCGTAAGGTCACTTTTAATTGTGAAACTGTTGTTCTTGGTATGAGTAGAGCTAAAGATAATAAGAATGCCGATAAAGAAGTTATGGGTCATTTTATCACAGCTAAAACATTTAAATCTAGATTTTCTAAAGGAGAATCTAAATTGACATACCGACTTAAATATTCTGGTGGACTAGATCCATTTTATGGTATATTGCCTGATGCTATAGATGCTGGTGTAGTTATACGAGAGGGTCAAAAATATAGAGCTAAAAATGGAACAAAAAAATGGTTCGAGAAAGATTTATATTGTGTTGATTTTTGGCGAGATGTATTTAGTGATGATGTATTTAGTGATTATTTATCTAATAAATATCAATTCACTGAAGAAGCGGCATCTGTCACCGAAGATGAATTTTTATCTACAATTTTTGATTAATGAGGAATGAATGTCTGATTTTGATACTAATATTGAAAATTCAATAATAAAGTATTTATATCTTAATAAAACAGTACGGGATAAAGTGGTCCCGTACTTTAACTTCTCTATATTTGAGTTAGTGGAAAATATAGAAATTATGAAGTATATTAAGAAGTTTATGGAAAAATATGGGAAGTTTCCAACACCAAAAGAAACTAAAATGACTATACAGAACCCTGAGTTGTATGAACACCTTAAAAGGTGTATTAATATAGACAACGATGGTATATCTGATGAAATCATGTTAGAGGAAATTGAAACATATATAAAAGAAAAATGTGTCATTGATGTTATTGTTGATACTATGACTAAGGTACAAGATGGGGATATAGAAGCCGCCAATGCTTCTCCTGATCTTATGAGGGAGGCATTAGCTTTTTCATTCGATGACCGGGTTGGTATTGATATATTTTCACATGAGGATGAGGATTCAATTTTTAATTTTCTCCACAATAGAGAATATGTTCTATCTTCAGGTCTTAAAGATTTTGATGCATTAATTGGTGGTGGGTTCCATGAAAAGTCATTAACTTTATTTATGGCAGAAACCAATATGGGTAAATCTCTTATTATGACTGCATTGGCATCTAATAACATACTACAAGGTAAGAATGTATTATATGTGACGTATGAGATGTCTGAGTATAAAATAACAGAGAGAGTACTCGCTAATATCTTTGATGTTGATTGTTCTAATTTAGATAAAATAACTAAAAAAGACTTTTCTCGTAGATTTGATAAGGCACGTAACCAAGTGCAAGGTAAATTTATTGTTAAAGAGTATGCCACTAAAGGTGGTAATGTTAATAATTTACGTTCTCTTTCTAAAGAACTTAAATTAAAAAAGAAATTTACTCCTGATATAATTTATATTGATTATCTGGGAATCATGGCATCTGCTACGTCTAATCGAACGGATAATACTTATACTGAAATTAAACGTATTACTGAAGAAGTTCGTGGTCTTGCTGTTGAATTAGGTATTCCTATAGTATCTGCTATACAGACAAATAGGGATGGGTTTGGTAATGATAGTTTATCTCTCTCTAATGCGTCAGATTCTATCGGTACTGTGTATACTGCTGATTTAGTTATAGCAGTAACTCAATCAGAATCATTACGTGAAGATGGTAAATATCTATGGACTCTACAAAAGAATAGATATGGTGAAAATCAAACTAGTTTACCAATAAGAGTAAATTATCCTAAAATGCGATTATCTAATGATAGTGATGATGACGATAGAAGTGTAAAAACAAATAATAATAACACCATTAAAACTACCAACAATGACGGTGGGTTTAATGATAAAAGAAAAGTTGGGGTATCATTTGAGTGATATAGATGTTATATTAGCAAAAGAATACGACTCATTTAAGAAAAATGAAGAAATTGTAGCAAAAAGTATTGACAATTCTGATTTTTTTGGTATAATGGAAGAGTACGGATTCCCGTATAGTAGAATTAGTCGAATAGTTGATGGTGGGGTTTATTCATTTGACGAGCAACAAGAGTTCAACTTAACTTTGCAATCTATACATAAAGATCGTGGTATATCCATTATCGATTGTATAGTATTTATTGAAGATAGTATCGTGTTAACTAAAATTATGAGAGTGCTAGACGGAGACACTAAATATATGTTAAAGATTGCTTTAGGCGAAAAATTCAATATTAATGTACCTAAAAGTAATATATATGATATTATTAGTTGACATTGGCTATTACATAATATATATTAATACAGATTAAGAATTATTTATTTATTAGGAGTTTTGTATGACAGCAAAAAAATCTAAGTTTAAAAGAAATTGGTCAGCGGTGAATGATCGTATCCTTAGCAGAAACAAGAAGTTTAAAGACGATGATCGTATTTATAAAATTAAATATGATACTTCTACGCACACATCAAAGGTTGTTATGCGTTTCCTCCCACCAATTAGTGAAGATGCTATGCCATATTCTCAGCAAGATAAGCACTTCTTCCAAGATACTGGTGGTTGGTTTATTGAGCCTTGTCCTACTACAATTGGTGGTAATTGTCCTGTATGCGATCATCTTAGAAAAGCTGACCTATATAATGTAGACAATCCTCTATATTTCGATAGAAAGAAGCAGGTAATTTTCTACACTAATGTTCTTATCATTGATGATTCAGTTACACCATCTAATAATGGTAAAGTGTTTATCTATAAGTTTGGTAAGAAAATTATGGATAAAATTGAAGATAGTATTGATGATGGTCTTGAGGCTTGGGATGTGTATGAGGGTGTAAACTTCACTATGTCTGCTAAAAAGAAAAATGCAAGTGCTATGGGTAGTTATGATGCATCTCGTTTTTCAGATAAACCAACTTCTCTAGAAGAATATGGTGATATTGATGATATTATGGCTATGCGACATAACATTGAAGATTTCGAAAATGAAGATAACTATAAGTCGTATGATGAACTTAAAGAGCGTTATCTTAAAGTTATTGGTGAAACTGATGGGGCTTCTGATGAAGCACCTAAACGCACTCGTGTTACTGAAGAGTCTCAGCAGGAATCAGTAGAGGATGTTAAACCTGAACCAACATCAACCATTGGCGATATGAATATGTTTGATGACGATGATGACGATGACGATGACTTTTTTGGTGCATTGGCTGATTAGTAGCTGATTAATAGCTAATGGTAAGTGTGGTAACGATGGGGGTGTGTTTAATAGCACACCCCTTGATTTTATAGGGAGATTGAATGGCTTTTGAAGTTAATGAATTTATATTAGAAAAACATATTAAGATTGTTCTTAATTCATATTTTACTGATGTGTATGAGACTCATGATTCTTTTAATTTTAGATGTGCTATATGCGGTGATTCTAAAAAAGATAAATTCAAAAAACGAGGATATATCCTCAAATCGAAAACTCCGTGGGTTTATTATTGTCATAACTGCAACACTTCTATGTCTGCTATGAAATGGATCAAAGAGTACTATCCAAGTAATTATAGATCATATATAAAAGAAGTTATGATAAATAAACCTAAATCTGATAATAATACATATAAAAATATAAAAACTAGTAAAACTTTTGAGGATTATGATGAACGTGTAGATGTTCAGCATTTTAAATCTATATTAAAATTTCCCGATGCCGTAGAGTTTTGTGAAAATAGAAGAATCCCTAAAGAAGTTTATTCTAAATGGAAATATTGTGTTGATGGTAAATATGTTGGAAGAATAATCATAACCTTTTTAAACAAAGAAGGTAAACCTTATTATTATCAGGGACGATCATTCAATAATAACAGTGGTATGAAGTATTTATCTAGGAAAGGTGATCATTGTTCTATATATAATTATTATAATGTTGATCCAGATAAACCTGTTGTTATTTTAGAAGGACCTATTGATTCTATTTTTGTTGAAAACAGCATAGCAGTTACTGGTCTAAAATTGAAGAGCGATGATCTTGATATATTTAATGATAAATACTTTATGCTAGATAATGATGCTAGTGGATGGAGACAGTCTATAAAACGATTAAAACGTGGTGATTATGTCTTTAATTGGTCTAAATTCCTATCAAACTATCATTTTACATCAAAAATTAAAGATGTTAATGATTTCATACTAGCCCAAGACCAAATAACACATCTAACATGGGATATGATAGAACCATATTTCACAAAAAATATAAATGATAAGATATACTTTATAGGAGATAAATTATGATAATTGTTGGAATTGACTACAGTATGTCGTCGCCGGGATTAGTAAAATGTGAACTTGATGATAATTTGGATATAATTAGATCTGATTATGCTGGATACAGCTCTGTATTAAAAACATCTAAGTTAGATTCAAATATAACACATTTCAAAAAAGAAATGTTTAATAATAATTTAGATAGATTTTTGAAGTTATCTCAACTGTCAATAGACTTTATTAATAGTTGGGGTACTCCTGATTATGTTGCTATTGAAGATTATGCTATGGGATCTAATTCTGGTATGAATTTCACTATAGGTGAAGCTACTATGGCTATGAAGACTTTAGTATATAATAGCGGTTCGAAATTTAGATTATATTCGCCTTCTGCTATTAAAAAATTTGCCACTGGTAAAGGTAATGCTAAAAAATTTGATATGAAAGATGCTTATGATAAATTAGACCACCAATCAGTTGGTTATTTTGATTTAAGCCACCTACCGGAGAATAAAAACCCAAGTGAAGATATTATAGATGCTTATTGGATAATGACCTTACTTAAAACAGAATTGAAGATTCGTGCTGGGTTAATATCATTAAAAGATTTAAATTTAAAACAAATAGAGGTGTTTAATTCAGTAACTAAAGGCAATCCAGAAAATTTATTAACACGAGACTTCTTGACAAAGGAACATGATGAATTTAAATGATATTATGCAATTCACTGAACCTACTAAGACTTCAGGTAGAGTATTATTAATAGATGCTCATAATATAGCATATATGATGATATATGCTGGTGATATCAATGATTTTGAGGCATGGAAGAGTAATTTCTTATATAAAATATTTGTTACTATACGAGAATTATCTCCTGAGAAAGTTGTTATTGCATTTGACTCTAAAAATTGTTGGAGATATTCTTTATATAAGGAGTATAAAGCTAATAGAGTAAAACAACATGGTAAATATGTATTAGATAAAAAAGGATTTAATAGTGCTATTGATGATATGGTTGGAGATTTAAAAGCTATATTCCCTTGTATTCATACTTTACGTGTTGATAGAACTGAAGGTGACGATATTATTGCTATATTAGCCACTCATGTGTTTAATAAAGAAAGCGAAGACGTTATTATAGTATCTCGTGATTCTGATTTAAATCAATTGATATCATTACCTAATGTGTCTCAGTACAACCCACATAGCAAATCTATTGTTAATGTTCTTAATCCTAAAATGGAGTTAGAAGTTAAAATTATTAATGGGGATAGTGGTGATAATATTAAAGGCATTAAGAGGGGTGTTGGTATTAAGAAATCATCTGATATTGTTAAGAATAGTTCAATTGATGAGTTCATCGAGTCTCACGACACTCAATTAGAGCGAGACACTATACAAGAAGCCTATAACCTAAATAGAACTCTTATTGATTTATCATTTATACCTAACTCATTAAAGGATGATATTATCCTTGCTTATGAAGAGGTTCCAGTTACTAAATATAAAGGTAAAACTGTTATGAAATATTTTACCTCTAATAAGATGAAGCGTTTATATAGATCATGGAGTCGTATATCAAAAACTTTAGATAAGTTGGTTGTTGATGAGTAAATATGAATCTAAAAAGGGATATTATAAATTAATATTCCCTAGTAAGTATACTGCTAAAACTAATAATAATGGTGAAATTCTATATAGATCGTCATGGGAGCAAAGAGTATTTTATTATATGGATAATAATAAAAATGTGATAGAATGGTCTAATGAAGCGTTAACTATACCTTATTTATATAAACTTGATGGTAAGATACATAGATATTATCCTGATATTGTATGTAAAGTGTCAAGTAATGAAGGAGTTAAGAATTTTATATTAGAGATTAAACCATATAAGCAAACTGTACCCCCAAATAAACCAAAAAACCGTAGTTTATCCCGTAAAGCTAAATACGATAGAGAAATGGCAGTATATATTAAAAACACCTGTAAATGGGAAGCTGCTACTGAATTTTGTAAGAAAAATGGGTATGAATTCAAAATTATAACTGAAAATGAAATATTTTAAAAAAAGGTGTGTATATGAAGTGTAATGTTATAGCAATCACTCCACCACAAACAGAAAAAGAGTTGCTTACGGCGACACCAGAGCTATTAGCTAGTTCATTAGCTAAATATTCAAGATCCACTGATGGTATTGAAAGTATATTAGGTTCTATTGATTGGGAGAATCAAGACGCTTCAATAGAACGTATATTTAAGTTTATTGATTATGGACATGCTAGTATTGGTGGTATGACTGGTGGAATTGCGGTAGCATTAGATGACTGTTCTATGTTTTTAGCATATAAAATATTTGAATTATCTAATTTAGTTGATGGGCAAGAGTCTAGTACTCGATATATTAAAATGGATTCGTCGTCATTACCTAATCCCGAAGATATAGGAATCCCCAAAGAACATAAAGATGAGTGGTTGTTTATGATGGATCGGGCATTTTCATTATATAACAAAAAATATGAAGAATTGTCACAAGCTATTAAGGACGACCCATCATTAATTAAATATCCTGATAATGCCAGTGAAAAGGTTAAAATTAGATTACAAAAGAACTATGCCTTAGATAGAGCTAGATATTTAATTCCGTTTGCAACTAAAACATCAGCAGCTTATATTATGACTGCTCGTGTTTGGGCTAATGTGATTAAAGAGTTAGCATCGTTACCTATTAAAGAATGTAATGATGCTGCTAATATTATCCGAGATGAAGTTAGTCTTGTAGCCCCAAAACTAATGAAACATTCATACCCAGATGAAGCGTCATTATTTCATCAAAATAGAGCAGCATCATTTCCGGTTCCTATTATTCAACATGTCCCTATTCAAACTGGATCATTAGAAGATAAAGTATGGGTGTCTGTTGATGATGATTTTTCACCATTTTTTAGTAATGAAGATGATTCTAATTTCGATTATAAAGAAAATCGTTATAGTGAGGTTGGATCTACTATAAAAAGAACTGCGGTTAGATTTGCTATTAATAATATTGCTATTGCTGAATTACGGGACCTAAACAGACACCGTACAGGGTATAAATTCACTGATTTAAAACCTGTAGGGTTCTATCTACCACAAGAACTTAGAAATGACCCAGAAGTATTAGATTTTGTTGATAAATGGGGAGTTTTTCTACAAGAAATGACTCATTATCCAACAGCATATAATAATGTAACTTATATGTATTCATACCTATTAGGAACTCAGGTATCATTTGAACAATCAACTCATTTAGATAAATTGATTTATGAGATTGAACTTAGGACTGGTATGGGTGCACATTTTAGATATGCGGAACATTTAAGCGAAATCGCTAAGGTTTTAGGGTACATTAGACCGCAGTATGAACAGTTTATTAATATTGGAACAGCAGAACCAGAATAATGCTTGACATTTAACATAATATGATATATACTATAGGTAAATATTATTTAATAAGGAGAATTGATGGGACAGAGTATCAATTACAAAAGAGAGTTGTTTGACTTAATCAATGATTTAACATCAATTAGTCCATCGATAGGATTTGAATGTGATGAGACTAGTGTTATCGTTAGAAAATGTGATGAGGAACGAACTATTCCATACATACTAACAGCCCCTATCGACTATTTCGGTATTACTGAAACTATAGCTTTTTATAATTATCCGAACTTTTATAGTTTTATGGATATGATTAAGGATGCTAAATTAACATATAACGGTAATGTATTGAATATTGATGGGGCTACGACAAAAATCAATTACACTCTATCTGATGAAGGATCAATCATTAATGGACCATCTAGTATTGCTTTTAATGATGCTGATTATACTTTTGTATTATCTCGTGATGAATTGGATGAAATTGTTAAGATGAAGAATTTAGTTAAAGCTAAGAGATGTATCATTACCTGTGATGATGATGTTGTCAAACTAAAGATGTATACTGACGAAACTAGTCATTCAGTTGTAAAAGAATTTGTTGGGGATAATGTGTCTGATATTGAAGATGTTATTAAATTTGAAGTGTCTGCTGATAGATTTAGTCATCTACCACCAAAACGAGATTACACAGTTCATATTAAGAAAGAGAAATTTATGAAATTCTCTCTTATGCATGATGAAATTAATTTGGATATTTATTCAGGGAGTATTGACTAATGAGTGAGAATAATTTAAAAGTATCAATGGATTATGATGCCCCATCAGCTCCACATGAACAAGAAGAGATAACTCCGTTTGGGGTTATCTCTGCTATGGCAGCTAAAATAGGACAGCATGTACATGAACCGAATTCATCTTGTAAAAAATGTCAAGGTCGTGGTTATATTGGGAGAGATCATACAACTAAAGCACCAATACCATGTATGTGTATTTATGATAGTTATGATAAGCAGCAAAATATGAAGATTTCTGATCAATTACGACCTTTAAGTCGTTCTGAACGTCGTAAACAGAAGCGTGCGTATGATAAAATGATAAAATCAGCCAAAAAGAAAGAATTGTAAATGATTACTTTTGTTGATGAAGAGAACCAAAAAAAGCCTAAGAAAACTAAAGTTTTAGTTGAAAAATACAGACCTAACACATTAAAAGGTGTTATTCTGCCTAATAAGTATAAGAAATACTTTAAAGATATAGTAGCATCGGGAGAAATCCCTAATATGCTACTATATTCTACTGGACCTGGTGTTGGTAAAACAACTATAGCAAAAGCACTTGCTAATGATTGTAATTACCAACATATGTTTATTAATATTTCATTACGTGGTGGTATTGATACTTTACGGGACAAAATTGAAAAATTTGCATCAGCTAAATCATTTGATGGTAGAAAAAAAGTAGTTATATTAGATGAGTTTGATGGTTCCACTCCAAACTTACAGGCGGCTTTGCGTGGTGCGGTAGAGGAATTTTATGATAGATGTACGTTTATTTTAACTGCAAATTATATGAATAAGATTATTGACCCATTAAAATCCCGTTTTGAGTGTATAGATTTCAATATGCTTGAAACTAAGTCTAAACAAGAGCTATTACCTCAAATACAAAAGAGATTGAAAACTATTATCAGACTTGAAGAAATTGAGTCTGAGGATGGTGTTATCGATAAAATAGCGGAAACGTTTTATCCTGATATTAGAACTATGATTAATCTTATAGCATCGTATTCTAAGCAGTATGATGTGTTAACTAATGGTATATTCACTCATCAAGATATTGATGATTCTCTATCTGATATGATTATAGATAGAAAATTGACTAAAGCTCGTCAGTTTATTATTGATAATAATTATAAGTATGAGGAACTTTATACTTATTTATTTGATGTGTTAGTTCCGAAGTTAGATAATACAGTTCAGGGTGCTGTTATAGTGTCTATTGAGCATTATATGAATAACTCTATGAATAGTATGAACCCAGAAATTACATTCACTGCGTGTTTAATTTCTATAATCGAAGATGTATATGGAGGTTAATATGGAATTTTTATTTATTGTTCCTAATAATGATGAATCTGCATTCAATTCACATTTAAATAAATCACTACCAACTATTAATGGTAAATTTAAGTGTGCTGTGATAACAGATAAAGACAGTTCAGTCGAAGTTAAGTCTATTTCCGATAAATATAATAGTTCTATTGATGTTATCCATAACAATGATTTAAATAGTTCTGAATTGGTATTAATTTTTGCTAAAGAAGACACGGATATACTTGATGTTAATATCATTAAAAAACTTGATATTGTCTTTGATAATAATAGGAATATTGGGGTTGTTGGTGTTTCGGGGGTAAAAACGCTTAATAAAGACGTTAATATGTATGATGATAGCAATGCATATGTGGGTCATATGGGTATATCTGACAATAGACCTGATAGATTGAATGGTAATGGTTATTTTGAAGATATTATTGGCGTAAATGATGCATTATTTGCGGTTCGTGGTTCGTTATTTAATGATCAAGATTTTATATTTAAATCTGGTTTAGATGAAGGGTTTGGTATTGATATAGCAATAAAATCTTCTAAATTAGGATATGATGTTGTTGTATGTGATATTTTTGTAGTATCTATTGATGGTGGCGATGTATCATTTGATAATATCAACAATATAGTTAATTCTATTGATGATGTAGACTTCCCGGTGGTATGTGGTAGCACTAATACAAATGATACTCACATAGTAGAAGTAGATCTATAATGAAAATATTTGATATATTAGATGCTTTAACTATAAATAAAAGTGATTTAGATTTTAATGATGCTGAAGTTAAGAAGATTTATAATCAATTTCTAGTGAATAAGTTTTTATCTATGTCTGAGTTCTTAGTACCTTATGTTGAACAAGCATCCGTTATGATAATGAGTGATGAAATGCATTTTATATATTTACGGTCTATATTACCTAAACGTAAATTTTATTATAAGTTCATCAAACCGTCTAATAAAATTAATGAAGATAATAAATATTATATATCTGATTATTTTGAAATAGGCACTCGTGACATTGATGGGTTTGCTGATACTATAGATGATTCTGAAGTAGATTATATTTTATCTAAGTATATGTATGGAACAAACAACCAGATAACATTGTAGGTAAAAATGAAGTATACACCACCGATTAATGAAAATGGAAAACCATATCACGTACCCGTAGTTGCTAAGAATAAAGATGTTTTAATTGGATATTTAAGCGGAGTGATTTCATCTAAAGATATTATAAATGAATTATTTTTAATGAAAGATATTGATACTTCTCTAAATCCAATAGATTATGTGTTAGATTCAAGCCGATTTAATGATATTCTAGAAAATGATAAAAAGGCTTCTGATATGACTCAAGATGAATTAACAGAATATATGGTTAATTTAGTGACTGGAGTTTTTGATAACATTGAATCGGATTCAACAGAGAATGGTATATTAGAGCAATCTGTATTGACCATTGAATGTAAATGTGGATATGGTTATTATTCATGGGATAAATTATCAGATATACCAGATGACAATTTTGTGTGTTCTCAATGTGGAAGAGTTTTAATTGATTATACTAATGAGTATGATTTTAATATAGAATATGAAGAATAGAGGAAATTATGATTATTAAAAAAACTATTAAGTGTGTTCATTGTGAGAATGAACTTGTTGTAGACTCGCTCAACGAGAGTGTTGTTACTTGTACGTGTGGTGTAGTATCCATTAATAGTGGTACTATCGTTGAAGGTACTATTGGTGTTGACTGGGTTGATGTTACTCCAAAACTATTGAATGAGTAAGTATGAATAATAAATTTATTATATTAATAAGTGGGAAAATTGATTCTGGAAAGAATCAATTTTCTGATTATCTATTAGATAATTTTAGAACTAAAGGCTATACTACGAAACAGGATTTATTAGCTAAAGATTTAAAGGATAGAAGTTCTATTGATTTCAATCCTTTATCAAAGTCTATTGATAAATTGGTAAATGATGTTAAGATCCTATTAGGTGTATATTTCGATCCAAAAGAACATGGCACTGCCTTATATCCTATATATAATGCATTAGATAATATTAAATTTACTTCTGATAATTTTCATGAGAATAAAACTGATATTACTAGATCATTACTACAATTGTATGGTACTGATATTTTTAGAAATCGAGTTGATGATAAATATTGGATTAAGTTGTTATGTGATAGAATAAATTCATATGATTCTGATGTAGTTACTGTAACTGATATTAGATTTCCTAATGAAATTTATGATATGTATGAATTGATTGAAGGTCGTACTATTATTTCTATACGGATAGATCGTGATATTGATAGATCTACCATAGCCAATACTCATATTTCAGAAACATCATTAGATAATTTCAATCAATTTACGTATAAATATAAAAATAATGGAACTCTACAAGAATTAATGGATTATTCTAAATTTATAGTTGATGATTTATTATCTGAACCGGATGAAATACCTGAATGGAATTCTCATATTAGGTTGACATCCCGTATGCTGTGATATATATTAATAGGGAACTATTAATTTTAACCATAGGTGATTTATTGAATATTAATGATATTATGGTTTTTTCTGGAAGTGATATACCTCCACCAAAAAAAACTAAAAAGAAAAGAAAAAATAAAAAAGATGATACTCCTGCTGTAAAATATAAAGTTAATGCTGATTTTTTACTAAAGTATTTTAAATTAAAACGTAAACTGAAAAAAGACGACTATATAGTATTTTCTTCAAAAAAAACTATATTGGGTACTAAAATAAAAAGTAATGATAAAGTTATTGAGGTAATTATGGTTAACGCTCATGAAGCTGCATCAGTTAAATTTATTAGCGTTACTTGTCGGTTTGTTGTTGAGCGTGAATTAAAAGAGACTTCAAAAATATATATGTCGTTGGATGATTCTAGGAGAGTTCCTCTAATTGTTGAGCGTAAGTATATGGAAGATGACTCTTTTTATGAACATAGAATGAATATAATTGAACAATTTTTATAAGGATTATTTATGACTAATATGATATTTGATGTTGATACTCAACATCGAACAGTAAAAGACTATAGGGGTAAAGGAGATAATATTGTTTCTATCTTACAAGGAGCAATAGATAAAAACGTAGTAGTGTCTGGATCATTAATATATGACGGTGACCTTGACGTTTATGAAGATAAATTACCTGATACGATAGTATCACCAAAAGAACATTTTTATGTAGTACCAAATAATAACTATGGGATTGATATTCCATTAGCATCAGACTGTACTCAAGTATACTTTGAGAAAGAATCATCTGATATATGGTCTACTGAATCAGGACAGCCTAATAATTTAGCAACATACGTTAGATCTAATAATATCAATTCAGTGTATGTTATTGGGTATAATGAGGACTCTAGTATAGAACATACACTAAAAGGGTTCATTAATCTTGGGTGTAGCGTAAATATCGTTACAGATGCAATTATAGGGTTAGAAGATGATGCCGCTCCTATATATGAGATGGTAAATTCTAGTGAATATATGCAGTTTACTACAACAGATGAAGTAAAAAATAATTTATATAAATAGATTTATATAGTGGTTTCTTTTAACTTAAAATCAAGGTTAATTTTTGTTTCTACCCACTATATATCTAAAAAGATATAAAAAATCCATAACTATTCCCCGTCGAATAGTTGCAGACTATGGCTATCGGTGTTAGCCAACAGCACGTCATTCCAATTTAAGTGCTGATCTACTGCTTTTTTATATCTTTTTTACGTTTAACACAAATGGAGAACAGTTTATGAGTACACAAATTGATGAGTTTTTAAATTATGTCGCTGATGAAAATGATCAAGATCTTTTATATCCAACTGATTTAAAAGAAGCTATTATTGGTACTATGGAATTTTTTGATGGGTCCAACGGACAAATTCAACGATTAGTATTAGATAAAACTAAATGTATTGAAATTTTAATGCGAGATGATATTGAATCCGGTGTTGATGAAGAACAAGCATATAGTGATGCATTAGAACATTTTTATTATAATGTTATAGGATCTTATATTGATGGGGTTCCTGCTTACGTTACATTAATAGATGATCAAATTTAGAAAAATATATAAATACTCTAAATGATAAAAATAAGGAACATAAAATGACTGTTTTACATCTTAATAATCAATACCCATGTATGTTTAATTCGAGCGATAGTACGCCCGAACAAATACCTATATATTGACTGTTAAGATAATCATACGAGTTGCATCGAAATTAAACCTTAACAGAAATGTTAAGGTTTTTTTATAATAAAGGTTGACATCGTATAATACTTAATATATATTATACACGAAGCAGTAGTTAGCGTGCTAGGTGGATAGATGGTTCTATCATGAAAAACACCAGGGTTCAATTCCCTCTACTGCTATTAATAATATATGTCGCTGGTAGGTGGTAGATTGGCAATACAACCGGCTGTTAACCGGTGGGGAAACCCTATGCAGGTTCGAATCCTGTCTTACCAGCCACATATATTTATAGGCGATTAGTTCAGTCGGTAGAACATCAGATTTTGATTCTGAGGGTCGGAGGTTCAAGTCCTTCATCGCCTACCATTACGGAAGATTAGTGTAATTGGTAACACAGCACCCTGCTAAGGTGTAGCCCCGTGAGGGGCTTGGAGATTCGAGTTCTTCATCTTCCGCCATTTATTTTTATTAAATGTATTGACTTTTAATAAAACATAATGTATATTATAATTAAGAGTTTTACTAGTGGAACTTAATCCTCACTAGATACGGAAGGTTGGACAATGGTTGTTAAGCAGTCTTGAAAACTGTCGCCCGTAAGGGTTGTAGGTTCGAATCCTACACCTTCCGCCATTTTATTGTCAATAATAGTTATGATACTAAAAAATAAATCGGTGATTGGGGTATTGGATGCCCGCTACATTTGGGATGTAGTTTAAGCAAGTTCGATTCTTGCATCACCGACCAAGTTATATGGGGTACTCGCTCAACCAAGTGGTATGGTTGGGTCTACGAGCCTAGGTAGTTACCGTAGACCGCTTTATGATGAAGCTGAGTCGGTTCAAATCCGATGGGTCCCCACCAACACATAGGAGTTAAGCAACTCCTTCTAATTAAAATGCTACGGTCAGCGTTAAATTGTTGTTATTGTGGACATAAACAATTTAAGAGAACTTTGGATGCACAATCATCTTTTGTTCGAAACCTGATTATGAGTGGTAAGTTCGGTAGGTTTTCGGTTCGATTCCGTGAATTTTGAGACACCTCCTGGCTGTGGGCTGGGAAAGGTTACTCAAAGAATGATATTGGTAATACTCGCTGAACGAGTCGGTTCGAATCCGATATTTGTATGTGTGTAGCGGATGTAATGGCACAGCTCGTAAGAGTAACATGGTTCGATTCCCTGCTGTTATGCATATATGTCGTGATCTTCCAGTCAAACGGAAGTCTGTCAATAAAAGGCACGGTGTAGGGAGCAATGGCTCCCCTTCACGGCACAATATATGGTGAATGAGTTTTAGTCTTTAGATTGACAGTATTCACTATTAGGACGTGGTAATTCACTCCAATTCCGAGATTGAGAAATCAATTTTCGCAGTAGTTTGGGATATCTACTATAAAAAAATCCCTAATTAAAAGCGGCTTTGGTGCAAGAGAACACGGGTATGGTGATGATTGTAGCTGAGACCATACCACCCACTACAAGGGGAGCAGAGAGAATGGCTCTGCAAGTCGCACATTATATTGTATTGATTATTTTAATTTAAGGGTTTTTATGAAAAAGATTGTTTTATTGTTAGTGTTTTTAGTTTCTATGGTAATGTCTGAGCAAATGACAACAGATGATATGTATAATTGGATTATACAAGTTCAAGGAGATTCTACTGAAATCACAACAACCGATTCGATGTATACATTTTTATTTTACACAAAGTGGAGATCGAACTTCTCTATCAGGGAAATGGACCAAGGAACAGTATATCCTGATTATTCTAGTATGGATTGGACATTTAATATTGATAAGAAAATTGGATATGTTCTTGATATTACAGAGAATGTCACCTCATTTTATAAAATAGAAGATTTGAATTGGTATGAGTCTGATGGTAAAAATAGTATGGTTATTTCAATGAAACTCACCTCTAATGTTGGTAATACATACCACGCTATTATCAACCATGCGAATAAATCGTTAATATTGGTTGGTGAGATGGACCATGTTGTTATTCGAAGATATTATTTTAAATAACTAATAGTAACAACCATCCTTAGCCAATTGGGAAGGCAGCGGTCTGCAAAACCGCTATGACTCAGTTCGATTCTGAGAGGGTGGTCCAAAAATTATATGCAGCGGTCGTCTAATGGTTAGGACTCATGGTTTTCATCCATGCAATCGGGTTTCGACTACCCGTCGCTGTACCACATTTAATGGACCGGTAGCACAATTGGTTAGTGCACCAGCCTGTCACGCTGGTGGTTGAGGGTTCGAGTCCCTTCCGGTTCGCCATTTCATCTTAGATGATATCGTCTTGTCCGTCAGTACGAGCGATATAAAATAAATAAGAACACTGACAACAGTTAAGTGCTACTTTAGCTCAGTTGGTAGAGCATCGGACTGAAAATCCGAGTGTTCCCTGGTTCAATCCCAGGAGGTAGCACCAACTTTATGCCATCTTAGCTCAATTGGTTAGAGCAACGGTCCTGTAAACCGTAGGTTGTGAGTTCGACTCTCACAGATGGCTCCATTTATAGGGAATTAGTTCAGTTGGTTAGAACATCCGAATCATAATCGGAAGGTCGCTGGTTCGAGTCCAGTATTCCCAACCACACAAATTAAATCATTAAAGTCCTTGACATTTTAAATGACTTATTATATATTATATCATAGAAACAACTAACATATTAAAAGGATGTGTATAATGAAGAAGATTTCAGTAGTAGCTACAGTTGTAGCATTAGTATCAATTACGATTGGTGTTATTATTTACAATCAAACTCAAACATTTACTAATTTAAACATACAAGACAATCTTGGTGCATTAGCGTTTGGGTTTAATGATGAGGATATCATCGATGTTGATGTTAAAGTAGAAACTAATAGACGTACCGTTCGTATGACTATGGGCAATCCTCCAAAAAAAGCGATTATTGTTGAAATGAGTCACGAAACAGCAGAGCTAGTATTTAATAAATATAAAGATAGCAAAGAAGCATCTACTACATATAACTCTGTTGTTGTATATGACGTGTCTAATTCAGACACCACTCTTATTGGTACGGATTCAAAATTTAGATCTTTTGGTGTTAATGGGTTTTATTTCTTTATTAGTGATAATATTAAATCTGAATTTGGGTGTATGCTTGCTTTATCCGAAGACTGTCGTGATGAAGTTCGGAGAAAAATTAACTAACGTTGATAATACATATATACTATCGGGTGGTCATATGACCATCTGTAATATATTTAAAATGAGGTGAATATTGGAAAACTTATTTACATTTAAAGGTAGAACCACTAGACCTATGTACTGGATATCTCAACTATTGTATGGAACAGTATATGCTCTGATGATGATCGGTCTCCGTGAAGGTAATGATGCTATGACTTATATTGGAATTATTGGAGTTGCTATTGGGTTTGTTCCTGCTGTTGGCATACAAGTCCGTAGATTTCATGATTTAAATAAATCTGGGGCATTAGTATTAATAAACTTGATACCTTATGTTGGGGGTTGGATTACCCTAATAATGTTGGGATTTATGGGACCAGTGAATACATTAGATAATACTAATACTTATGGTGTAGATCCTCGTAGTAGTGTATCAGAATAATTGATATAAATCGTGAGTTTATAGGTAGTGAATCGATTGATAAATATAAGTTAAAACCTAAGCCAGTGAGATTCTGGCATTTTATTAAATAAAGTGCTTGACATATATAGCGACTTGGTATATATTATATGTATGTTTAACAATGAGGTTTATATGAGTAGAAATTCAAATTATAAAGTACCAACAGTGATTATTAACGGAAATGAAACTACATATAAAAATTTAGTATTTGCTGAGAGAGCATATAGAAAAAATTTATATGAAAATGAGCATGATCCAAATTATAAAATAATCATGGTATATAATAATTTTATTTATTATGCTAATTATGAAACTGACGAATTTAAAAAATAATTAAAATGCACCAGTAGTTCAGTAGGATTAGAACGGGGCACTTCTAATGCTCAGGTCGGGGGTTCGAATCCTCCCTGGTGTACCATTTACTTTAATAAACTTTAAACGAAAGAATAATGATAATGAAATTAATTGAAATTGAAACAGACTATTATATTAATTCTGAACATATATTAGGGATTAAAATCCTCAATAATGGTCCATGTGTTAAATTCTATATGTCTAATAGCACCACTGTAGTTAAGTGTTATACCACTGAGAAGGAGCTTCAGGACATGATATCACGTTTAGGTATGGAGACTGTATGACTAAAATCGTTATCCATGATAAGGCGTGTATAAAATGTATATACTTTGATATGGATGATTCAATTGAGGGTAGAGGTCTTTGTAAAAAGACTCCTCCTCAAATGAATAGCTATAACGGTGGAGGTGAATGGGCAAGAGTGAAGTATAATGATTGGTGTTATGGTCATGGCTTTAATCCCTTATGGGAAAAACGAATAAAGAAGTAACTATATGTCTATACTTAGTTGTGATGTATGTTTCCATATAGGAAATTCTTCTGAATTTTCATCTATAAGTGAAATGACGTATTATCATATATGTATAAAGTTTGGGTCTAAATATGTTGATAAATTATTAGAAACTGATACTAGATATATATGCATGGATTGTATTAATACGTTGAAAAAAATGAATGATGCTAATTATTATCATATAATTAATCATCCAAATAAAAATAAAAAAGTTTAAAAAAAGGTTGACATTATAGTATTTTTGATATATACTATAGTCATATATAAATTGAAAGTCTAAAAAGGACGGTTGACATGGAAATGACTCTTACGAGAGCACTCAATGAAGTTAAACTCATTGAAAAGAAGATTATGAAGTATACGAATACAGACCTAACATGGGTGTCTATTAGTAAGAATGGTAAAATTGGTCCTCGTGCCATTGACGCTGCTAAACTTGAAAGTACAGTTAAAGAAAACAAATCGAGTTTTATGGATCTCGTTACCCGTAGAAATGTTATTAAACGTCGGATTCTTGACGCAAATAACAGTACAAGTCTTACCGTTGATGGTATTTCATATACAATTGCTGAGGCTATCGATCTCAAATCATTTATTGAAACTGAGAAATTAGTATATAGAACTATTATTGCTCAAATTAGAAGTACTGATGGGCTATTTGCTGATAAACAAGATGATCTTAATGATCTTGTAGAACGTACTATTTCCAATGCTCTTCAGGGTGATGGGAAAAAAGACCCAACTCTTGTTTCTGGTATTGAGAAGTCAGTTCGTGATAATAATAAAATTGTACTTGAAGACCCTTGCAATATTCGTGAGTGGGCAACAAGTAAACTTGAATCTGTAGATGTATTTCTTAATGAGATTGATTTCAGTCTTAGTGAGATTAATGCAACTACTAAAATTTCAGTAGATTAATATATAAGTGATTGGTTGTATTGGTAGCGAAAAACTATTAATACAATCCGCCAAGCATTGCGATAAATGCTTACAATCTAATGAGGAAAATACTATTAGGAAATGCTGATACCATTACCAAAGATATAGTGAAACTAAAGCTAATAAGCTTAAAGTTTAAACTTAAAAGATTAAATGATAAACTATAATGTTCTAAACATTTAACGTTTAAATGATAAAATTGTCTGAAATCTCTGAGTTAGTTTTTCAGGTTTTAGAATTGTTTAACCTATAGTTTTGTACAGAGCTGCTATTTAGTACAGCCAATCACTTTTTTATATACATGAGCTGTTAACTTAGTTGGTTAAAGTACCTTTCTCATAAAAAGGAGACCCAGGGTTCAAGTCCCTGACAGCTCACCAATACAATATAATGATACTAAGCCCGTGAGTAGTTCAATCGGTTAGAGCACTAGCCTGTGACGCTAGAAATTTGGATTCGAGTTCCAACTTGCGGACTTAGTATTATTTTAATAATTTAAATTTTAACGAGGGTGTGGTGGAATAGGTAGACACTCAAGACTTTGAGATATTTAATGTATGAAAACTGTGTAATATATGGTCCATATACTAGTGATGATGGTAGATTACGTATTTATGTTTCTGGTGATACTATAAATACTACAATATCTTATCCTAAGTATATTATGGAATGTTATATTAATAGGTATTTATTGCCTAATGAAATTGTACACCATATTGATGGTGATGTTTCAAATAATGATATATCTAATTTAATTGTACTAGATCGGTCAGAGCATGCTAAATTGCATGCTAACCGATTAATTGAGCAAGAATTTGTATGTCCTTATTGTAATACATCATTTATTCTTGTAGGTACTAAATTGAAAAATGCTATAGCGAACAGCAAACGTGGTAAACGTGGACCGTTCTGTTGTAGAAGCTGTGCTGGTAAATATGGAAGATCTATTCAATTGGGACTTATCTCCCCTATAGATGAAACTATAATTACCCCAACATACATTAATACCATTGAGCGGCTATAATGAAAATTATAGTTAGAATCGGATGAATTCAGGGAACCCTTATCAGATTATACTGATGGCAATCCTGAGCGAAGCCTTACACGATACTTGTAAGGAACGTGCAGAGACTAGATGGTTTAGCAGGCGTGCTATGTAATACATCATTAGCGTCCGACATCTAAACAGATTAAGCTGTAGATGATGATATAGTCCAGACCACAAATATACATATTAAGTATAGCTACGAAAGTAGTAGTGGTATGAAAATCTTGTGGGCGTAAGCTCGTGCGGGTTCAAGTCCCGCCACCCTTACCATTTCAACAAAAAAAGAGGAAAAATATGATTAAAGAACCAAGCAAAGAAGAAGTAAAAACCATAGCAAAGGACCTTGGGATTAAAGTAACACAATCGGTTGTCACTGAGGAGTCTGTTGTTGTCCGTCGCCATAAAACAAAACAGCAATTAATCATTGCGATCCAAAATTCAGAAGGAAATAGTCCGTGTTATAAAGCTATTACTGGATGTGGACAAACTGACTGCTGTTGGTTTTCGTCTTGTCAAAAATAGACATTAGAAATTTATATAAGTATTAATGTATAGCGGGATGTAGTAAGGGTAGCTTGTCAGTCTCATAAGCTGACGTTGGGGGTTCGAATCCCTCTCCCGCAACCACCGTTCATATAATAACCTAGTGGGGGTTAATTTGAGTAAAAAGAATCATGTATTAACTGAAGAAGAGCGTGTCAATTGGCTACAATCGTCTGCTGATATTTTAAAAACTATCTTTTTAGTTGATAATGACGGAGAAAAAGAAATGGGTATAGTTTCAGATCTTATTGAAGTATCTGATGATACCTTTGTATTTTATGCATCTACTGATTTTGAGTCAGACCGAGCAATTGAGTATATTGTTAAAGTTACTGAAGCTACTCGTAGTCATGAAGAGGATGATGCAGTAGCTGAAGCTGAAGCTAAACAATCTAATATCATAAGCAATCCTAATACTGGGATTATCACTGACCCTAATGTTGGTAAAATTATTGGTATTAATGGTGAAGTTTTATCATAGTGTAATTATATTACATATACACGTAAACCCCATACATAGTAATATGTATGGGGTTTTTTATTATATATAAATACTAACAGTTAAACATTTAAAGATTGGAATTAGTATGAGTTTACTTGCAGAAATGGCAAATAGATATATTTGGGAAGGTGATGATTCTGAAGTAGAAGAAGCACCAGAAGTAGAAGAAGAAACCCCAGAATATGAGCCTGAAGTTGTTGATGGTGAAGAAGCACCAGAAGTAGAAGAAGAAGTTGATGGTGGTCAGTCTATAGTAGATACCCTCATGAGCGTAGCCTCTGAATATGAAAAAACAATCCATAGTATGCTTAAATATGCAGCCAACACGGATGATGATGAAAATGTATTTGATGATGCGTTGCGTTATTATGAGGATAATATTCTTAATGCCGATGAATCTGAAGAGGCTGAAGAGGCTGAAGAGGCTGAAGAGGCTGAAGATGATATTGAGTATGAAGACGAAGAATTAGAATAATACTAAACGGAGGTATTATGAAGTATTCAGATTATTTTTATGAAGCTGATAGCGATAATAGCAAGAAAGCTCTAGGATTTATTCCCCACCCATCTACCGTAGGTAAAACATCAACAGGTCCTAATATGTGGCAAAAGGATGATTTCCTAATCAATAGATGGGTTAAAAAGGGTCTATTTAGTTTAGCACATATGCTTGATGGTAAACCAAAACCACCAAAAATCAAAAAGGTTAAAGTTAAGGTTAGTGATTTTGATTTCTACCCAATAACTAGAGTTGGATTTGATCGTATGGGGTCTTTATTATCTAAAGATTTATTAAACCCTACAAAAGAAAAACTTCATGTAGTTAAAATGAATACCGTTGATTTTGATAAACCATCAGCAGTTTCTGCTCGTACTAATGATCCTGAGATATTATCTGCTGATATGTATACTTTAAATAATAAAGGTCGCATTATAGTAATATCCAATCTATATAAAGATGATAAGGGAAAACATAAATTAGAATATATGATTGGTGTTGATAAAAAAGGGAGAGATTATTTCCTTTCTATATTAGGTAAATCATTTAAGTCTTGGCTTGCTTCTAATTTTCAAGACCCTAGTAAAAATCCAACAATGAGTGATGATGATGAAAGATCACCACAAGAACAAGCTATTGATAATGCTACTGGTGGTGATTATGAAGATTATATTGACGATGAACCGGAAGAGGAAGAATCTACCGAAGAGGAACCCGAAGAGGAAAAGGTTCCAGAAGAGGAACCCGAAGAGGAAAAGGTTCCAGAAGAGGAACCCGAAGAACCAAAGAAATCTAAACCTAAAAAAGAATTACCTGTAAAGAATAGTTTTGGTGGTTTTGGTTATATTATATCTGATTCTCATGATCTGTATAATAACGTGGTGTCTAATGTGGTTGATAAAGAGTCGAAATATGATCGTATAGTGTTGGTTAAACCGGAAACTCGTAAAAATATGACTGGTTTTAAAATTATATTTGCACCTAAAGATGAAAACGCTGATAATGCAAAATATAATAGAACTATGTATATATTCAAGAGTAAAACTAAAAAAAATAAAGATGATTATTCAGCTCTTGTATTTAGAGGTAAAGATAGTTTTAAAGATGCCATGTCTTTATTCTTTAAAAAGATGTTGTCTGGTCCTAAATCTATAGAACAATTAGCTCATAAGATTAAATGGCATCAACAGTCTCCTATCAATATAGATGATCCCGCCGTGTATGCTAGTTGGGATTCTACAGAAGTCCCTTCTAAAGATGTGGCATTTTCTAAGAAGATATTAGATGCTGCTAAAAATGAAAATATTGAATATGTATATTCTTCATTTAGTGATGATCTGAGGATGAATGAACTTTATAATATAATTATAAAGTAAATATATATAAATAATTAAATAGATATAACAAAATGGAGATACTATGAATTTTAGAGATTATTACGAAGTATCATCAATAACAGAACAATATTTTAATAACGACGAAGAGTTATTAGATGAAAATGTATTTGGTGACATAGCAAAAGGTGCTATGAAGATAATAGGGGCTGATTTAAAAAATATAGCTAAACGTAATAGACGAAAAGTTATTAAAATAAATAATATTAATAAATATTTTAAACAAGCTACTGAAATATCACAAAAAGGATATTCGAGTTTAGACGCAGCTCTTCGTGCTAGTGAAGCTATGTGGGACAGTAAATCTAAAAATAAAAGTTGGGTTGATAAATATGTAATGAAGCGGGGTATGGTTTTTGTTAAAAACTCAAAAGAGGCATTTATACCAACTAAAGGTGATGTTGATGCTCAAAAAGAGAAGTTAGATAGAATGTTCAGTGCCTATGATTTAAGTGATGATTTTAAGATTAATGATATTACTATATACGAATTAACTAACGGGGGGCAAATATCATTAATGAGTATAACTGATCCTTATACTGGTAATGATGATTTAGTAATGAATAACCCAAATAAACCAACAAGAGCATTAAAAGCACCTCAAGGGGAACAAATATTTTTTATAGCTCAACGTAATGCTAATGATTGGTTTCAAGATAACTTAGGAATGTCATATAAACGTTGGTTAAGTGTTGAGGGTGCATTATCTCCTGCTGCATACGCAAAATATGTGCAGAAAATGCAACATACTATTAATTCTAGTGGTGATGTATCAGCTAAACCTGGCGAAAAAATAAAAAATTATGTTAGAACAGCTAAAGGTAATATTATAGACACTGTTATGGATTCAATAAACTCTACTTATGGTAGTGGTGTTACTGAACAGGGAGGAACTCCTGATGGGCAGACTGTATATGATATAAATTCAGGTGATTTATCAGGTAATATAGCATTTATATCTACACCAGATGGTGATGGTAAAATTATAGTATCTCCTAATTTATTACAAGATATGGCTAAAAAGGGAGTAGATTCTCTTAAAAAATATAAAGCTGTTTATGGTGCTCCAGCTAAACCTAAACCTGCTCCAGCTAAACCTAAACCTGCTCCAGCCCCTGCTAAGAAGACTGAACCGGTTAAGAAGACTAAACCGGTTTTTGAACCGGTTAAGCCGGTTAAGAAGACTGAACCGGTTAAGAAGACTGAACCGGTTTTTGAACCGGTTAAGCCGGTTAAGAAGGCTCCAGCTAAGAAGACTGAACCAGCTAAAAAAGCTCCAGCTAAGAAGACTCCAGCTAAGAAGGCTCCAGCTAAGAAGACTGAACCAGCTAAGAAGACTGAACCAGCTAAAAAAGCTCCAGCTAAGAAGGCTCCAGCTAAGAAGACTGAACCAGCTAAGAAGACTAAACCAGCTAAAAAAGCTCCAGCTAAGAAGACTCCAGCTAAGAAGACTCCAGCTAAGAAGACTCCAGCTAAGAAGACTCCAGCTAAGAAGACTCCAGCTAAGAAGACTGAACCAGCTAAAAAAGCTCCAGCTAAGAAGGCTCCAGCTAAGAAGGCTCCGGCTAAGAAGGCTCCAGCTAAGAAGACTACAAAAAAAGAATCAACTAATACTACCGGAAAACTTTTAATATAACGAGGATGTATATGGATTTTAAAAAATTAGATAATTTAATGGAAGAATTTGTTTTATGTGAAGATGAAGAAAATAGCGTAATCAAAATATTCTTTTCTGATTTAGACCTAGACGCTCGTAAAAGAGTATTAGAAGCTATCGATGGGACTAGTGATATGTTTGATGTGTTTAGCGATGATATAGTTAGAAATAAACTAGAAGATGAACTATCAACCAAACCGTTATTAATGACAACTGCACTTGAGCTAATGAGTAAGTTAAATATCGAAGTGTGATTTATATCATATATGAACAAATAAAAAAGAATGTAGGAAACTACATTCTTTTTTATTGACTAAATTGGAAAATTGATATATACTATTAATACATAATAACATTATAGGAGATTTTATGAACGTATGGCACATTACAACCATTATATTATTAATTCTGCAAATTATTCTCATTATTAGTTTATATACAGCAGTATCGTATTTTAAAGAACTTTTGGTTCGCTTTGTCGATATCAACCAAAAGAACTTTAGTACTCATAAACAATTAATGACTAAACTAAGTGATAATTTAGAACACTCAAAGAAAATATCATCTACGGTTAGTTCTTTGAAGAGATTATCTAACACATTAACCAAACAAATATCAAAAACTAATAAATAAGGAGTATCATATGCCATTTTTTAATTATAAGTGTTCAGAATGTGAGTTTATGGATGAATTTATGGTTGGTGGGTGTAAAGGGTCACCTGAACCTACAACATGCCCAGAATGCTCCGCTACAGACACTATGGAGAAGCAATTTAGTATGGGTGGGATATCAGGTGAAGTTGTTGGTGGGTATGAATATGAGTATGGTAAAAAATCATGGCATAAAAATGCTTCAAGTATTCATAAAGCTGCTATTCTTGCTGGAGATTGTGATCCATATTAAACGAGCACCCACAATCAAGGAGGTGCTCGTAAGTAAGACGTGGGAATATACTTTAGATATTTCAATAACGTTGCACCTCCAGGAACAGTTATGGACCGTCTTACATGATTATTTATATATTTTATTTTTTAAAAGGAGTCCTAATGGACAGAATTGAATTTATTGAAGAGCTACAAGCTAAAATCGAAGCACAAACTAAAGTTCGGGATGAACTACTATCATCTAAAACAACAGCCTATAATAATAGTATATATCGTTTGAAGGATGAACTAGCATCAATTGAACTCGAAAGTGAACCACAATCACTTACGATCAACACCGCATACACAACGTCATCTTTTGGGTTGTATACAACACAAACTAAACAACTAGAATCAAATTCTACTCGTACAATTATTGAACTAGGACATGAATTGGTTGAACTTGAAAAAGAATGTGATAATTTAGAGAATGATATTGCTAAATATAATAATAAATCTATCGTAGATCATATCCCAGATCTAAAGGACTTGGTAAATGGAAAAAAGTGATTTTGATGAAGCTGTTATGTTGGATACAAAAGAACCTATGATTATTGATAATGAATGGTCATTAAAATGTGATGAATGTGGTAATACTATTATCCATAAAGATACATGTAGTAAAAAAGAAAAAGAAGAAGGTGTTGTTGATGAATACTAATTTGTTTGTATATTTTAAAAAATTACACGAAGATGCTATTTTACCAGAATATGCTACTCCTGGTTCTGCTGGTATGGATTGTGTTACTGTTACTGATGGTGTAGATAAAGGTGAGTATATCCAATATAAATTAGGATTTTCTGTTAAAATTCCTGAAGGTTATGTTGGGTATTTATTTCCTAGAAGTTCTATTAGCACAACTGATCTATCGTTGAGTAATTCGGTTGGGGTTATTGATAGTGATTATAGAGGAGAAGTTCAGGCAAGATTTTTTGCTAAAAATTTTAGCCCGTTATCTAAAACTCTAGATGCCAGGACGAAATACAAGTATCATAAAGGTGATAGAGTGTGTCAATTGATTATCATGCCTATACCTAGAGTTGCATCTCAATGGGTTGATGAATTAGATGATACCGTAAGAGGTGATGGTGGTCATGGGAGTACCGGGCGATGATAGAAATTCTAGTTGTAATTTTATTAATTATACTATTAATAAAATTTATAAACACATTTTTTATACTTATAGGGATTGGGTTATTATTTTATGGGTTAATTATACCAGGACTCATATGTTTAATATTGGGATTCATACTCCCTAAGAAATTATAAAACTTATATAAATAACCATACCCCTTCAAAGAGGCTGATTCTTGTCAGCCTCATTTATTTAAACATTTACCGATAGGAATTTAATCTATGAATAGTAAACAATTTATATCTGATATTATCGTATATTCGAAGTATGCTAAATATGATCAGGATTTAAAAAGACGAGAAAACTGGTCAGAAATCATTATGAGAAATGCGGATATGCACGCTAGACGATATCCTGAACTTGCAGATGAAATCTACTATGTATATGCTAAATACGTAATCCCTAAAAAAGTATTTCCGTCTATGCGTAGTCTTCAATTTGCTGGAAAAGCGATTGAAGTAACTCCAAACAGAATCTTCAATTGTGCATTTTCAGCGGCAGACCACCCAGCAATCTTTTCAGAAACTATGTTTAATTTATTAGGTGGTTGCGGTGTAGGGTACTCTGTACAAAAACATCATGTTGAACAGCTCCCTGAAGTTAAAAAACAAAAAAATAAAAGAATTAAACGATATTTAATTCCAGATTCTATTGAAGGATGGTCTGAGGCTATTAAAGTGCTCATGAAATCGTATTTCAAAGGATCATCTAAGGTTATGTTTGATTATTCTGATATTAGACCTAAAGGTACTGAATTGGTAACTGCTGGTGGTAAAGCACCTGGACCCGCACCTCTTAAAGAATGTATTGATATTATCACTGAAAAATTAGATAGATTGATTGAAGATGGTGACGGATCTCATAAATTATTACCAATTGAAGTGCATGATATCCTATGTGTTATATCTGATGCCGTTCTTGCTGGTGGTATTCGTAGATCTGCATTAATATCTTTATTTTCGCTCGATGATGAGTTAATGTTAACGGCTAAAGGTAATTTTAAATTTAAATCTACTGTAGCTCCGAAAATTAATGGTGATAATGTTATTCTTGAAGGGTCATATAAAGGAGTTCGTAAAGAGGTATATATCACAAAAAACCAATACGATAACTATAAGGAAACAGGAACATTGCCTTGGTACTTCTTTGAAGAACAACGTGGTCGTGCAAATAATTCTGTGGTATTAGAATATGATAAAGTCACACGGGAAGATTTTGATAGAATTTGGAAAATTGTAGAGAATTCAGGGGCGGGTGAGCCTGGTGTGTATTGGACTCATGATAGAGATCTTGGGACAAATCCATGTGCTGAAATTTCAATAAAATCTAAAGGATATTGTAATCTTACAGAAGTTATAGCTGATGGCATTGACACTCAAGAAGAATATAACAATAGAGCACGAGCAGCATCGTTTTTGGGTACTTTACAGGCAGGTTATACCAACTTCCATTATCTAAGACCTGAGTGGCAAGATAACGCCGAGGATGAAGCCTTATTAGGCGTTTCTATGACAGGTATCGCTTCTGGTGATGTGTTAAAACTTGATATGGTTGAAGCAGGAAAAGCTGCCGCAGATGAAAATGAACGTGTGGCTAAATTAATTGGTACTAATAAAGCTAAACGAGTAACTACTGTTAAGCCTAGTGGAACAGCATCTCTTGTTGCTGGAACTAGTTCTGGTATTCATGCTTGGCACGCACCATATTATGTGAGACGTATCCGTATCAATAAAGATGAAGCACTGTATTCATATTTAAGTGATAAACTTCCTACTTCATGGTTAGAAGATGATATGTTCAGTCCTGATACAACAGCAGTCCTTGCAGTTCCTGTAAAAGCCCCTGATGGTGCTATCTTTAGAGATGAATCATCTGTTGATCTTATGGAGCGTGTTAAAAAAGTTCATGATGAATGGATTGCTAATGAATATACACATAGAGAAGGTTTAAACACCCACAATGTGTCTGTTACTGTATCAATAGCTGATGATGATTGGGGTAGTGTAGGTGATTGGATGTGGGAAAATCGACATTCATATCATGGTATTTCAGTGTTACCGTTGAATACAGGAACATATATGCAAATGCCATTCACTGATTCTACAAAAGAAGAATATGATAGATTAATTGCTGAAGTAGCAAATCTTAATATTAATCTCGATGATGTTATTGAGGAACACGATAATACGGATTTAAGCGGTGAATTGGCATGTTCTGGTGGATCATGTGAAATTTCAACAATCTAATGAATGAGCAAGAATGTGGTAAATATTACCACACCACTGGAAAAGTACCACCACTCAATTTATTAAATTGGGTGAGTGTGTATAATATCATAGTTGCTGCTGGATTTAGTAAATAAAAAACCCCCGATTGTAATAAATCGGGGGTTTTAATATTTATTAAGTTATTCAGCTCTTAAAATTTTTCGCACCGGACGAGGATCTTTTCGTGGAAGCTCAGTCTCCTCATAGTCTTCATCATATTTAACATCAGCATCAGGGTATCTGTCCTTAACAACGTCATACACTTCTTTAGTTGATAAAATTAATGGATATGGTAATTCATCTAAATCGAATAAATCTAATAATTGAGTTACGTATTCAGCTGACTCTTCATCTTCTAAGTTATTATAATTAGTAGATAATATAGAATTGCTTAATTCTCTTAATGGGATTTCTGTTTCATTTTGTTTATTGTCGTATATAAATTTTAGATCTTCAATATTGCCCATCATTAATGCTTCAATTATATCATACTTATTAAACACTCCATCATCATCATCAATATCATTCTCTTTTTTATATGCACTAATCAATAAGTCGCTTACCTCATCATTATTATATCTATTAGATCTTTTTACATAATGTTTAGGTATTGATAAGTCATGCTTATCCATATAATCAAAAACAATGTTAACTATCTCAGTATTTTTACTATCTATAGCTTCTTGAAGCAAATCAAGGTTTATGTTATATATATCGCTGTAAAAATCAGTAGATAATAACATACTTAATATTTCTGGATTTTTTACTCTCATTGCTGAGTATATAGGATCATCATCATCTGGCATAATTCCAATATCTAATGCCATTTTCAATAAATCAGGATTATTGGTTTTATTAATTAAATAATCCAATTCGTGTCCTGATGTTGTTGGGTTATTTTCTAACGCTTTACGTATCCATTCTTCATTACCAGTAACTGTTACTTTATTTAAAGGTATATTCTTCCAATTAGCTCCCCAATCTATCACATTCTCTATCATATTAGGATGTCCTCCTATGAAAGCATGAGCCAACGTCAAATCATCCATTTTAACTGTTTTAAATTTAGATAAGAATTTTATAATATCTTCTTTATTATATCGAACTGCGTTATTTAATGCTGATGAGTGGGGGACATATCCATCATCAATCATTTCTTTCATACCCTCAATATCATCATCAATTATATGTGATATAAATTTCTTTTCAACTTTAAACTTATCACGCTCATCATCTAAGTTATCTATTTCTGGTTGTATGTTATTTAATATAGACTCTAACGGTATATCGTATTTTTTTAGATACTCATCATACTCATCGTTCCATCCAAACCCATTATTCCCTTTATAGTTATCTAAATTATCCATTGCTCGTATTTCATTTATATATACTGTGCCTGGATTATTTTCACTTTCAGTAACACGTATAGCAGTCTTATGGAATTTATCATCTTTATCTAAGTTATTATTTATGATATATATCATCAACCCTTTACGGTCTAATACATAAACACAGAACATGTGTTGAGCATCATAATCAACTCCTTTTGATGTATTAGCTGCTGTACACCATCGAGATCCTTGACCTTGCTTTACTGATGCTGATTTTGTCTGAGGTACTCCAACAATTATAGAACCATCTTCAGATTCCCATAATATATTAACTCGTTCTGATGATGGTGTATTATCTTCATCATCATTGGATTTTATTGATTTTTGAGTTGTTTGTATGTCAGAAACCCATCTCTCCGGGTCTTTTTTGTATGTATTTATTGGTTCTAAATTATTATTAGACCGACCTACATTAGAATCATATATATCAACCAATTCTCCTATATTATTAATAGTAGAAAAATAGTCCCAATTTCTAGCAATCCATCCCATATATTTATACAATGATGGTGATGGTAATGACTGTTTCAATTCAGTGAATGCATCCATATCAAATGAAGTTTTCCCTGACTGGGCTAATTGTTTAGCTTCTTTTTGAGATTCATTCATTGACAATGATTCTTGTAAATACGATAATATAGACATATAAAGGTCTCCTCTTATTTCTATGTATTTATATTAACTGCATAATATAAATTTATTATGCAGTTAATATGAAATTATTAAGATGCATATGCACCGTCAACATCCCCCCAAGATAACATCTTAGACATTAACTCTTGTCTCTGTTTTTTATCTTTTGCTTTTAGCAATTCTCGCTGAATTTTTCTATTATGTTTTTGGATTTTTCGCCGTTGGTTCCAATATTCATGATCATCACCTTCTTTTTTCTTACGATGGTTTGATATAACTTTATTGGTTTTATCTACGGCAAAATCTTTAACACCTTTAGCAGCATCTTTAACACTATCAACTGCAATATCTTTAATATCATCAACGATGCCTTCATCTACTACATCATTATCAGAATCTTCATATAACTGTATATAATCTAACATATCCATACTATACCTCATTTATTATTCTAGTCCGAATCCATAAGCTAAATTCTTTTTTCGTTCTCGGTTAGCTTCAAAGTCACGCATTGCTTGTTTTTTATCAGCCTTTTTTCTTTTAGCCATTTCTCTATCAGCATCTTTAATATTACGATTGACTTGTCTTTTCCTTTTTATTTCTTTTATTTCTTCTGGAGTTTTCTTTTTGAAAACATCTTTAACATCATCAATGATTCCCTCATCAACTTCGTCTTCATCTAACTCTTCAGTATCAAGGTTAGAATCCTCATATAAATTTAAATACTCTAAAAAATCCATATTAATCTCCTTATATATACATTCTATTTTCGAATTTTATTGTTTGTTGTGGAGCCTCACTATTATTCTCCTTATAAAATCGTTCGACACTACGCAATTTACCTTCTAAATCTGGGAGATATGTATATATATTATCAAAAAAGTCTAATATATCATCAACAGACATTTCAGTATCACCATACGCCATCATATACCATTTAACAACCTCAGATATTAATTTTTTCGTTGCGTCCACTAATTTTAGCTTATCATGTCTAGATATGTCTTTTATTCCGTGCTTAGTTAATCTGTCTATGGTATGGCGAAGATATAAAATAGGTCCTACTGATTTTAATGTTTTATATTTTTCAGCATAGTCTACGCCATTCGACTCTTTATATTCCATAAACTTAGACTGTGCATCAGCCACAGCTTCCTCCACACCTTCCATACAATCAACGTCTTCATCAGCACAATTTTCAGATACTAGTTCTTTTATTTTATTTAACGACATATCACCTGTTTTGTTATATGTATATAATACATATGCCTTCATCAGATAAGGATCAGGATTCCCATCAGATTGAAATACTTCATCTAATATTTCCCATTCATCTAATGTATTCTCAATAGATCCTAAATCTTCAGTAAATACAACCCCTGGGTTATCTAATATATAATCAGCTAATCGTTCAAATGAAACGTCACTACTATCTAATAATTCAAAATATTCACCAACATCAGAAACTATATCAGCCTTTATTAAGTCGGCTATAGCATAAGAATCAATACTACCTTCAACCCATTCTTGTACATAATCTATAGCGTCCCCGCCATCACGTAGAGGATCGGTATGATATATAATATCATCAGCATCAATACCATCTATATCATCAGCAAGGTTATATATTTCACTCACAACATCAAAATGTAAATTATCATCTATATCATCAGCAGTCCATTCGCTATCATATATCAATTCTGCAACTTCATCGGTCAGTATCTCTTTTCCTCTATCTGATATATAAAGCATACCATCTAAAATTTCACCTAATCTAGCGAACGCTTCGTCTCTAACAGCGTCTGGATTATCTTCTTCTGGAAATCCTTTTTCTTCAATCCAATCCAGTAATCCAGTACCAGCAAACTCTTCTCTAGGATCAAAAAATTCATTTTCGCAGTTTTTATTTTCAACTGTATGATCTTTACCTTGTTCCCAAAACATTTGCCATTTTTTTCTGGTCTTTTTATCATAAATGATATATAAATCTCCGTTAGCGTACATATCGTTATTAAAATAACATACGTTATCGTCTTGATGACCAGTACACCAAGCACACCCAGACGCATAATACTGAGATGCTTGCATTGTTTTAGGTACTACGACAATATACTCATTGTCGTTATATACAACTTCAGAATTTTTTTCTGCTAATTTCTTTCGGGCTTTTTCTTTATCTTTTTTAGATAAGAGTAATCCATCTTTTTCTGCATTATCCATAACTTCTATGAATGTTAATAAATCTAATTTATTAATGTCTCGGTGTTCTGGTTTTAAATTAGTTTTTAGTCTATCGTATGTTTTTAATAAATTTGATAGTTTTGGTATATCCACAACGTCTAGAGTTTCTTTATTTTTAATAAGCCAATCTACATAGTTTCCTACTTTATCTAATCCGTTTGATGTTGGGTCTAACTCAACTATAGAATTGAATAAATTCCTATCAAGTTTACCATCATAAAATTTATTAAATTTATCATCAGCCGTGATCTCATTGATCATACCTTCTTGTATATACTGAAATATGCTCATTAGTACTTCCTATTTAAAATTATACCGCTCATCTACATTAACCCCAGCCTCTTCTTCCATTTTACGAAGCCTAGTATAATAATCTGGGATTTCTGATAAATGATCTAATGCTATTTTTTTAGATATATCTTTATCTGATGTATGCTCCATCTCAACAATAACGCCCATAGATAATTGTTCTGGATCAGCGTCATCTTCAGTGAAATGATTTTCTATTGATTTACCAGCATTCATTATGAGATTAATATTTAATTCATCTATATTAGAATCATCATTTGTCTCAATATACCCATCAATTTCATTTATTATTGACATATACACTCCCATGATTTATATTACTATTTATATAAATAATCATAATTAACTAAAGGAGTTGATTTTTGAATTATAAAGAACATTCTATAGGTGGTATAATAATATCTATTATGATATTTCTATCGCTATTAATATACACTCGTAATATAACAACCGCATTGTCATGTTCTGGGGTGTCATACATAATGGCATTATATCCTGATATGGATATATCGTCAATATCAAAACGCATAATAACTATTGGCACTCTTATCATTATAGGATATTTAGTGTATATTGGTGGGATATATCAACAATCTATTTTAATTTTATCCGGATTAATAATAATACCAAATATATTTAAACATAGAGGTGTGGTTCATACATTAAAATTCGGTGTATTAGTATCGTATCTCATTTATATTGTATTATCCAATTATATAGATATATATTATGGGTATGTTGTTGGTGCTGGGGTTGTTGGTTATATGACTCACTTAATGTTAGACGACCATATAAGAATATAGAGGTTATATGAAAAAGAGAAAAAGATTTAATAAAACTACAGGTAAACGATATGCCTTACAGACTATACCACACCGAGTAACTAAACAAACTAAAAAACAAATACTTGATAGTAAAAATTTAGACTCTATTAGTGATGAATTGAATAATAGAATGAAGGATATGTTAATAGCAGCTAATGGGGTTAATGGTTTAGATACATTTATGGTGAACCAATTAAATAGATTACAATCTAAAATAGACAAACAGATCGCTAAACTAAAAGATAAATAATATATATAAATAATACTATATTATAAACAGAATGGAGAAAGTATGTCTTTTTCAGATTACATAATCATTGAACAGCTATTATCCGAATTGGATGACATTTTGGTTAATGGTAGAATATTATTCGAATCTCAAAATGATTTTGCGTTTAGTGATAAAGTTGATGCTATAGGTAGCCCTACAGTAAAAGCTATATTTAAATCTTTAGGTGCGGCTGCTATGTATGGTGGTAAAAAAGCTAATCAGCTTGGTAAATTAATAACACCAACCGGAATATCTGAATTAAAGTCGGCTTTAGCTGATGGATTCTTTAATAGTAGTGAAATTAAATATATCACTAGAAAATTAAAAGACCCTACCCGATATAAAGGATATTCTGGATTTGAGCAATTTATTACAGATCTAAAAGAAGATAATCCAAAATTATTAGATAATTTAAAAAGATTAGCACTAACAATTGTAGCATAAATAAAAAACTCATATTGAAAAATATGAGTTTTTTATTTATTATGATATTAATCTATTATATCATATATATCATCATTAGAATATCCTATTATTCGTAAGAATTTCTTTAATTTATCATCACGAGGAATATCAATATCATCATATGAATCTATAATATCACGCATTTCTCCAGTAGATATATCACCGAATATATCATACGCAGACCAATTATCATTTAAATCGTCCCCATCTTCATTCGTTGGTTCGCTTGTAACATAATCTACCAATGATGGTAATTGCATATCAGCGGTTAATATATCTATTCCGTTATTTGAAATTTTAGTTCCTATATATTCTGGTACATCTGTAATTATACCAGCATCAACTAATTTATTGATATCATATATACCAGCATCGTCGTTATATACAAATTCTTGTAGAAGTTCCATTGGTGGTGTTTTTTCTTGTTTAGGATCAACAGGAGCGAATTCTTCAAGGAAATCTTCCATAGTGAATCCAGACTCTAATAGGAATTGTTCTAAATCAAATCCAATATCTTCCGCAGCATCAAACATAGATACTATATGATCTATCGCATTTCCTGAAAATAATCTATTAACAAAAACTGTTCCTTTTTCTGGATTATTTTCATCATACATATCCCATATCTCTTCACTATATACTTCTTTAAGTTTTTCATCAAATCCAAGACGAACCATCGATTTTCCTAATATATCAGAAAATTCATCAGCATCATATAATGATACTGGGAATGATCGATCCTTATAATAATCATCAATCATACGAATGTCATCATCAGAAGTAAATACAGTCACATATTTTGATAAATAAGAACTAACAACATCAACTAATTCAGGAATATCTTTTCCGTAAATATCAGTAGATACATATAATCCTTTTTCATAATCATCTTGTTCCTCTACGGGAATAACAAGAGTTCGGGCATATGCATTCTTTAGAATATCGCCTTTATTGGCACTACTGTTAACTACATATGCAATTAATAAATGCCCAACTTCATTATTTAAATATTCTCTATTACACCCATTGACTGCATTTTTACAAGACTTCCATTGTTGCTTTGTACTCATACCAGCAACATCATATGGATGTCTACTTAATATAACAGGAGCTTCTATTGGAGCTGTTGTAGTTCTATCTAATAACGTCAAAAATAATTTAGAATTATCATCTAATGTTTTAGCCGCATCAGGAGATAGTGTCTTCTTTACAGCTTTAATTAAAGTTTTTAATTTATATTTATCTTTACTTGGATCGTAGGCATTATTAAGTTTCTTTTTAATTAAATCGTAATCGTCTGATTCTTCATTAATTTTAACATCCACAAATGTTAAATCACCATCTTTATCTGGATTTAATGATATTCTAATATCTGATGGGTTAAACATTGCTCCTGGTTTAGGACCAGAAGCTAAAGCTTCGTTCATATTAGTGAACCATTCATTAAATTTATCAATATTTTGATCGAATGTTGATCCTACTTTAACAGTTCCTATCGGTATCCGTTGTTTACCTTTAAATATCTCATCATATTTGTCTGATATTTCTTTCGGGAGAGTTAACGCATTTTCTTTTCCCTTTTTTGTATATTGTTTAGCTAAAGTGAGTGGTAACCCCTCACTCAACAACATTTCATTTAAATACTTTATTACACTCAAGAGATCCTCCTATGTTATATAGTATATTTATATAAATGATGAATTGCACCTTTAGGTGCAAAGTTTTTTCGGGATTTTTTTGAGCGAAGCCCCCACTACCCCCCACTACCCCCAAAAGATCGTCATTTGGCTATATTTTGATACGCTAAAGCGAATATGTGGGGGATTATGTATGTTATGCTAATAATGGGTCTATATATATCGTATTAACTGATTGAAAAACGCAGGGCTACCGATGATGGCTTTTTGTACTATAGGATTGTTAGTTCCTTCGCCATCTAAAAGCTCTTTCATCCCCAACGGATAATCCATAATTATAGTGTCTCCGTCTATATCACCATTAACTGTGCCGTTACCCTCATTTGGTTGTAATATAATAGTCATATCCCTATCTTGGTCTGTGTTAGAAGCATCACTTAAATTGAACGTTGCTCTATACACACCATAATCATTGGGGTCGTCTATAAATGGGTTTGCTGTTTGATTGTCAACTAAGGATGTTATATACTCTCGTATTTCATTAGCCATCGCCATTGTTTCCTCAGAAGCCCCTTCAGAAACTAATGATTCATTAATATATTGTATTATACTCATAGTATATCCTCCAGCCATTCTTCATAAGTAGCTTTTAGTTGTTGTTCATATTTTTTGAATCTATTAAATTCTTCTTCACTGATACCTGATTCAAGATGTTTATATAAATCATCATGAGCCATCCCAGATAGTCTAGCTGCGATATACACACCATCCAGTGTATTGTCGCCAGTGAAATCATTATCGATTGCAGTATTGTATACATCCACCCAATCAGTATCTTTAAATTTAGATGCTAAATATGCCACATCATCAGGTGTGATATCAGCACTATGATTTATATAGTTCAAGAGTGCCATATAAAGATCTGCATAATCAGACGATCCGTCAAAAAATGAATTAATCTCAATATCATCGCCCCGTAATAACAGTTCAATGGTATCTTCTAAAGTATATCCTTCATCAATAATTGATTCTAATTGATGATAATCAATATCATATACCATTGATGGTATAATATCTTGTTCTATAATATCACTTCCATATACTTTTTGTGATTGAGAGAATAAGTATTCTAAATCTTCAATTTGATCTGAAAAGAATGCAGGGAATATAACTTCCCAATCACTAATCCCTACATTTTTAGCAAAGGTAAATGCCTCAATTAATGGTATTGGGTTAAATTCAATATCACCTATATGGTTTGTTACAATACTAATATTATCTGCTGAGTAGTCGGTTTCGTCATTTAAAAATGTATGAAATTCATTTGTCTGTAATGCAACTGGTAATTCTATATGATTTTCAAGCTCATGTATAGCTTCTTCATATGCAATAAAATTATCTTCTTCATTATCGTCATAAGTATCACCATGATCTTCCGGAAATCCTTTTTCATTAATCCAATTTAATAAGGCAGTTCCTTCAAACTCTTCTCTTGGTTCAAACTCCATATTCTTACAATCTTTATATTCTCCGGTATCTTTACCCTGCTCCCAGAACATCTGCCATTTCTGTCTAGTCTTTTTATCATATATGATGTAGATGTCTCCGTTGACATACAGATCATTATTAAAATAGCATGCGTCATCGTTCTGATGTCCAGTACACCAAGCACACCCAGCAGCATAGTATTGGGACGCTTGCATTGTTTTAGGTACTACCACTATATGAGTGTCGTCATTATAAACAACTTCAGAATTCTCTTCAGCTAACTTTTTTCTAGCTCTCTCTTTATCCTTTTTAGACAACAACACTCCATTTTTTTCAGCATCGTTCATTATAGATATAAATTTAGGTATATCCATTTTATTAATATCTCTATTATCAGGATCTAATTTTGTTTTTTGTTTATCAAATATTGATAACATTTTACTAAATTTATCAGGATCTATTACATCTAAGCTATCTTTATTTTTCAATAACCAGTCAACATAGTTTCCTACTTTAGAATCTCCATTTGACGTAGGATCTAAGTTTAATGCCAAATCAAATATATCACGATCAATCTTACCATCATAAAATTGATTGAATTTATCATCTGCGGTTATTTCATTAAGTAATGCTTCTTTTAAATATTGTAATACGCTCATACTAATAAGCCTTTCCTAGAAATCTATCTTCATAAGAGTCTATATCATTTATATTAAATCCTTTAGAATTTTTCAATTCATCAATCAAATCTTCTTTAGATTTTCCAATAGTTCTACCAAATTGATATAACATGCTTATATCTTCAGGATCAACTAAATTATTAGCTATTAACACCATCCACATATGAGCTAGATTGATATTTGATAAATATGTTATAGCATCTTCAAGTTCATCTTCAGATAATACACCATCATTAATAAATTCAATAAGAGCTAAATACAAATCAGCATTATGCAATTCCCCACCAGTAAGGAAATTTTCAACATCATCATTATTATAATTTAGTAGCATAGTTATTATGTCCTGAAGTCTAAATCCTATATCATATATAGCATTTATCACATTAGAATCAACATACTCTAATAATTCTGGTATCAACGTATTCAGCATATCAGTATAGTATTCTACGTTTGCGGTTTCATTAAAGAAATGTTCTAATTTAGTTATATCATTAGAAAAGAATTCGGGAAATACAGATTGCCATGCCTCTGCTGGTGCTTTAATATCTTTCATAAATTGAAATAAATCAATTAATGTACCTCGGTCATATTTAACGAATCCTATATTGCTGATGTCTGGGTGATAATTCTGAGCCGAATGATTAGTATTATCTCCGAAAAATTCAAAGAACTGATCCGTTCTCAATATACGAGGAAGTTCAATGGATTCCATAAAGTCATCAAGAGCTTGTTCATAATTCTCGTGTTGATCTTCTTCAGCTGCATAGGTATCGCCATGTTCTTCCGGAAATCCTTGCTCATTAATCCAATTTAATAAATCCGTATCCTTAAACTCTTCTCTTGGCTCAAACTCTATATTCTTACAATCTTTATATTCACCAACATCTTTACCCTGTTCCCAAAACAGCTGCCATTTATTTCTTGTTTTTTTGTCGTATATAATGTAGATGTCTCCGTTGACATACATATCATTATCAAAATAACATACATTATCATCCTGGTGTCCTGTGCACCACGCACACCCAGCCGCATAGTATTGGGACGCTTGCATCGTTTTAGGGACCACAACTATGTGTTTATCATCATTATAAACAACCTCAGAGTTCTCCTCAGCTAATTTCTTTCTAGCTCTCTCTTTATCTTTCTTAGATAAAAGAATTCCATCCTTCTCGGCTTTATTCATAACTGATATGAATTTAGGTATATCCATTTTATTAATATCTCTATTATCAGGATCTAATTTTGTTTTCTGCTTATCGAAAATAGATAGCATCTTACTGAATTTATCAGAATCAATTATATCTAAACTATCTTTATTTTTCAATAACCAATCAACATAATTACCTACTTTGTAATTACCATTAGACGTTGGATCAAGTTCGAGTGCTTGATCGAATATTTCACGATCAAGCTTACCATCATAGAATTTATTATATTTATCATCAGCAGTAATCTCATTAATTAATACCTCTTTTAAATACTGTAATACACTCATAGAGTCCCCTTAAATATCAGACATTCTTAATTGAGGATTCTCATCTCTAGTTTCTGAATCATCATTTTTTATTTTTATTTTCTGTAGATCATCTTCTAATCCATTTAAGAATTCTTCTATATCATCTCCAGGAACTCCACGTAAATTAGTGATTTTAGATAAAAGATCACCAAATGCATAGATAATATCATCTATACTATCATCGATATCGTTACTATGTGCAGTATACCATGCTCGTATGACATCAGCACCTTCGTCAGCGTCTCCATATTTATGTTCTGTGCTGTATATGGTATCTAATATATCATGTATTGTTGAGTCTGCATCAAATAAACGGGGCTGATCTGCTAAAAAGTCTGGATTGTTATCTAACACTTCAGATAAATCCACATCATACCCAGCAACTGATATTGCTGATGTTATAACTGAAGGGTTTTCTATGTCAATTAAATGATTACTTTTCATTTCATCTAATATGCCTTCAGCTGAATCTAATATCGTAGAGGCTTCTTCATTTAAAAAGCGTGCCGCAGTATCATTATACTCTTCAGTTATTCGTTCAACTTCATCGTTATAGTCTTCATCGCCTTCACTAACTTCGAGGTGTTGTTCTAAATAATCTTCCAATTCTCCATAATAATCAATGAACATTTCAAGTTTATAATTAAGATGGTCTCGTAATTCAGCAGCTACCTGATTTTGTAACGCATCATTGCCACCAAAATGATCTTTATGGTATTCAGCAACATTACTCATAATAGCATCTAATCCAGCTTCTTCAGGAAATTCATTTTCATCAATCCATTTTAATAAATCAGTCCCGGCAAATACTTTCCATGGATCGAATGGGGAATTGTTGAATGTTTTATATTCAGGACTTCTCCCAGCACCATTAGGTTTAAACATTTGCCACATTTCTTTTGTTTTATTATTTCTGATTATGTATAAATCTCCATTTTCACCATAATGATCAAACATACATCTATCATCTTGATATGCAGTACACCAAGCAGAACCCTTCCCCATAAATTGAGAAGCCTCTTTTGTTTTTGGTGATATTACAATGAAATCATCATCTTTATATACTATTTCAGATTCTTTAAATGCTTTTTGTTCTCTAGCTTTTGCTCTATCTTTTTTAGATAGTAATACGCCAGATTCTTCGGCATCTTTCATTACTGATACAAATTTCTTATAATCCATCTTATTGATATCTCTATCAGCTGGATCTAATTTAGTTTTTAATCTATGGAAAGTTTGTAGTAATGATGTAGTGTCGTCATTAATAGCATCGGGATTCAATAATAACCAGTCTACATAGTCACCAACCTTATTATCTCCTTTTGATGTTGGATCAGTATCAACCGCCTTATCAAAAGTATCTCTATCAATTTTTCCATCATAGAATTTATTAAATTTTTCGTCTGCTGTTATCTCGTTAAGCAGAGCTTCCTGTAGATATTGGATAATGCTCATATATACTCCGTTATTATTTTAATGTTATAGTGATATTTATATATTATTCATCATTTTGTTTTCGAACAACGGGTCTTTTTGGGGGACGATTTGCCATTGGTATACCATATTTATTAGCCAAATCTATATATTTCTGTCCTGGTAATAAATCCGTCCTATGAGTAAAATTGCTATCTTCATCTCCTAAAAATTTAAATGCGTATTCAATCCCATTTGGAATATTAGTATATTTTTTATATATCACTGGATCTACAACACGACCTTCGTCATCTGAAATAGTAGCACCAGAATCTCTAATAAGTTTTATAATTTCAGGATTTCCAGATTTAATAGCAAGATATATTGTGCTCAGTGCAGGAATTCGTGTATTTTTTGGTTCAGCACCAGCATCGACATATTTTTTTACTAAATCAACATCCTTCGCTCGTATAGCCTCATGTAAGGATGGATATCCTGGTACGATTCCCAATTCATCGGCTAAATCAGTAAACGGAGTACCTTCTATGTATTTTTGATTATCTTCAGCGTGTTTATATGTGTATGGGGTCTGTTCCACACCATCTATATTGTATACATATTTAATAATTTCAGGATCTCTAGTCTCAAATGCAGACTTCATGACATAACCAATATTATCTTTATTTAACATTGCTCCACCTTCAACCGCCCGTTTAATCACATCAAGATCCTCTGTAATTTGGATTACATCTGATAAATTAACATTTTCATATGAAAGAGTTGGTAAGTCTTTAATAATATTATATATTGGATAACTCCATGATCTTAGAAGTATTTTCATAGTAGAGTCATTTGGTTTTACGGTTTTATAATTATCTAAGAAATATTCAACTAAGTCTGTACTTCTAGTACTAATAGCCGTATTCAATTCATTACTTCTAGGAATAAATCCAGAATCTATCATATGTTCAATGGTTCTCATATCACCACGTCGTATAGCATTATCCATTTCGTGTTGTTGTTTATATTGATTACGTTCAGGCTCCATCTCTTTCATTTCATGGTGTATGGTATTTAGAATAGCATCTAATGGTATGTTGTATTCATTTAAATACTCTTCATATTCACTATTCCATCCAACACCATTACTATTACTATAATCAGTGGTATTGGTCATATCTTTAATTTCAGCGATCTCAGGGACACCATCTCCATAAGAATCAATGAGTCTAATAGCAGTCTTATGGAATTTGTCATCTTCGGGTAAATTATCATTAATAATATATATCATTAACCCGTTAGTATCTAATACATATAAACAAAACATATGATTTGGGTCATAATCATTACCCTTATCGGTATTAGCAGCAGTACACCATCGAGATCCTTGACCTTGCTTTACTGATGCTGTTTTCGTTTGGGGGACTACTACACGGATGTTTCCGTCATCAGATGTCCATAACGTCTTAACTCGTTGATCAGACGGAATTTCAGATGTTTTATTCTTATCATTAGCTATAACTCGTTTTACATCACGAACCCAATCATTAGGCTTATTTTTATACGATTTCATTGGTTTTAAATTGTTGGATGAACCTCCAACATTCTCATCATACACCGATACATATTCACCTAGAGATTCTATCGGTAAATCGTCCCAATTCTTAGAAATCCATCCCATATATTTAAATAATTTTGGATCTCCTAATATTTCTTTTAATTTATTAACTTCATCCATTCCAAAATTAGGATTTTTTCCTGATTGGGCTAATTGTTTAGCTTCTTTCTGGGATTCAGCCAAATGGGTATTTTTATATAATGATTCTGTGATATAGGCGAGCACACTCATATACAATCTCCTGTAGTTTAATTATATGTGTATTTATATAAATGCAAAAATAAAGGGGTCATCACAACCCCTTCATAATATATTAATATAGTTTATTATTTATAAGTAAATCCATAAATCTCTTATTATTTCTATCTAGATTAAGATTCGGAACAACATCAGTATCAATAATCTCAGCATCTTTTTTAGTTATGAGATACTCAAACATATCATAAATATCATCTATTTCAGGTTGACCATTGATATTATCATTGATATGGGTTATTATATAGTCTAATAACTGACTCGATGTTGTCTGTCCCTTATCTATCGCCTTATCTATCATATCCATGTCACCATCATACGATTTAAACAAAATATCATTTATGCGATCTTGTTTAATACCTGAGACATCATCTATAATTTTAGATATCAATTCTTTATTTTTACTAACACCAACAGCCTTCCATAACATATTAACTATCCGTTTTAAGTCATCTGGTTTCATAGATTCAATAAACTCAGAATCCCATAAACTTAATGGGTTTGTGTTGTTGTATGCACTAGATAAATATTTTTTTGTAGAGATTAATTCATCTAAATAGGTAGCAATATTAAGAAAATTTACATCAGAATCAAAAGCATCAGATAGTGTCTTAATATCTTTTGAATCGCCGGAAGCTGCTATTCCATTAAGAATTCTATTTAATACACCACCAAGAACACCACCATCTTTAATGGTTATATCATCTTTATGCTTTAATATGGTCAATATTAGCTGTTTTCTTTTTGCATCATCCATACTGATAAGGTGCAGTATGTTATACTTACTTATATGTTTTAATAGATCGTCTATAGACACCAACCCTTTATCTAATAATACATTTAAAAATTCAATATTACCTTTATGTAAACTTTTATCTAATATTGTTCTAAATCCAATATCATCAATTATTGATGGTTGTATTAAAGAAATTAATTTATTATACTCATCAGGAGATTCATTTAAATAATATTCAGCAACCGAATCTAATAATCTAACAGCATTAAATGCTGAATCAATTGTAACATCAGCATCTTTCATATTATCTACCATTTTAGGAACAACTTCTGGGTATTCATCCATTGCTCGTAGAAGCACCATTTCATTAGGAACTGCTCCTTGATCTACCATGTCAACGATATCATCACTCTTAACATCTAATGCCGCTGCTAAATCTTCAGCATCATAAGATTCTTTACCGCTTGTTTTTCTAATATGAGAATCAACTTCTTTATTTTTAAGTCTAACCGCTGATGCTGATGCACCTTCCATATTATCAGAAATATCATATAACTCTTTAATGGTATTTAATATTTCTTCTGTTTCCGGAACTGGGCGAATAGTGCTTGTAAATATCAAACTAAGATATAATGCAATCAATGGTAAGTCGCTATCCACAGCATCACTGTTTTTTAAAACTTCATAAACATCAGAATCTCCACGTATAATTGCAGCTCTCCATATGTCTTGGGAATTAACATTACCGTTTATAACATCAAGAATCTTTTCAATAACACTAGCAGGAATATATTCATCATTAATTTTATATCTATTTATTATATTATTCAACGTATAATCTCCTGATAACGAACCACCACCCTCTTTGATAGCATCAACAGCAGATTCTATCAATTTAGGAGAAATACCATGTAAACTCATATTAGGTCTAAACATATCAGAATCGCCTTTATTTTTAGCTAATACTTGTTCTCTAACTTCAGGAGATACGCTGGGGTGGAATGTAAAATAGAAATCAGAGTCGTGATATCCAAACGAACTATCATCATCAATTAATACCTTTTTTACTAATTTATTTATAACTTCAGGAGAAGCATTATCATATAAATATCTATATTCAAGTTCATCAAAATCTCTAGTATCGATAGAATCTAAAACTACTGGGGCTGATGATCTATAGGCTTCCAGTGGTAATTCATTTGGATGTTCTTCACTACCACGATCAAAAGAGTTTATTATTTTAATAGCTTCTGGTGAATCGAGATCTAAATCACGACCATTTACCATTGTTTTAATAAAATTAGACCCAAACGATCCTCCATTATCAATAATATCATCAAGATGTCTTGACGCTACATATCGGATAATATCAGAATTATTAGTATCATTATCATCTAAATCAACAACTGCACCTCTCCAGGCTGATGGTTTTGCTTTTTCTATAATTTTATCTATTTGACTGGTTGTTAGCTTACTAAACATATTACCCATTAAATCTTTACCGGGCTTAACGGTTTTATGTTTCATGATAAAATCAAATATTTCATCTGTATTATAATATCTAGAGTCTAAATATAGCAAATCTGATGCTGTGGGGGTATGTCCCTGTTGGATTGCCTGTTTATATCCTTTTAAATTGGCTTGTGCTATTGAATTAGCAACATTCTTTGTTAATTCATATTCTTTTCTATCAGGCTCAAGTTCATCAGACTCTTTCTTACCAACATTCAATATATTTTCTAATGGAATATCCCATTCATTTAAGTACTCATATAAATCATCATTCCATAGATCTGGACCATAACTATAGTCGATGACATTGTTCATATCTCTAATTTCGCCTATGTCAGTATCACCATCATCAAATTCTAATCGTATTGCTATTTTATGAAATTTATCATCTTCGGGTAAATTATCATTGATGATATATATCATTAATCCTTTATCGGCTAATACATATTGACAGAACATATGAGCTGTGTCATATTCAACACCTTTATCAGTATGAGCAGCAGTACACCATTGAGCACCTTGTCCTTGTTTTATAGACGCTGATTTTGTTTGGGGAACAACTGCTCTAATTGAGTTATCATCATTTGTCCATATCACATTATATCGATCGACAGGTTTTTTATCAGACACATTAGTTACTCGTTTTTTAGCATTCATTGCTGCTTGTACATTTCGATACCATTCAGGAAAATCTTTTTTATACGACCTCATAGGATGTAAATTGTATGATTTACTATTTTCATTCTCATCATAAAATTCAAGCATTGAATTCAGTTCAACTAAATCATCAACTGTGGTAAGAACATCATCCCAATTCCGAGCAATCCACCCCATATACTTGTATAGTTTTTGATTCTCAATATTAGATTTCAATGCATTAAAGGCTTCCATATCAAAATCACTTTTCCCCGATTGAGCCAATGTTTTAGCCTCTTTCTGAGACTCATTCATACTCGTATTCTCATATAGAGATTCTGTGATGTAGTCTAATATACTCATATACACTCCTATTGTAATTTATACCTGTATTTATATATCATACCCCGTAGGGAAATTATTTTATTGTTTACTGTTACAACGACTTTTGAATGGTAAAAAAATATAAAAAATAATTTTTTTAGAAAAAAACATTTTGAATGCTTTTACTTTTTAACCAGAAATACCATACGCCGAAGGCGAAAAAGCGAAAATAGCGAAAATATCCCCCAGCATATACGAGAGGGTTTAGCGTAGTTTAAGGAAGTTTAATGGTGTTATGGTGGGGGGAGATGGACAATTTAAGGGAGGTTAGGGAAGCTCTAGGGGGGTTAAGGAAGTTCTAGGGGGTTAGGGAAGCTCTAGGGGGTCTGGTGTGACAATGGGGTTAGGGAAGCTCTAGGG